GTGCGGTTCGCGATTTTATGCGTGAAGGAGGTGTGCGCGGACCTGCCGTGGAATGCTTGGGCAGACGGGTGGCTTTCGGGCGAAGACCGCTCTGAGGCTGCGGCGTATCGGTCGGCGCGGGCGGCGCGGGCGGCGCGGGCGGCGGCGTATCGGTCGGCGCGGGCGGCGTGGGCGGCGAGGGAGGTGGGACATGATGGAATAGATATTTTTGAAATCGCCGAAAAAGCCTGCTCGGGCTTACGTTAATGAACACCAGGCCCGCCCGCGGGCATTGTACGCGGGCAGAAAGGACCATGGACCATGGACACGACGAAACAAACGGCAGAGGCGGAACGGGCAGCAGGGACGGCCAATGCGGACTTGAACCACAAGCCGGGACCCCGAGAGCATAAACAGAGATCACCGCGCGGCGCGAGTTACAGAGCGCAATCGGGCAAGCCGACATTAAAGGGGGATGAAATGACGACAACAAACAAAATCTACATCGTGATTTTCGGCCTGCTGGGCCTGATCCTGCTCCCCGTGACCGGCCTGTGGGCGCTGTTCGCCTATCTAGCGGGGGATAAATATCCCCTCTATGCACTGCGCGGGGAAAATGTTGACGACGACCTCATTGACAACCCCTAACGAATCTGGTACATTAAAGGAAATGAAGGGCGCATGCCCTTCAAGAAAGGATAACGACCGATGAACAAGCACGAACAAAAACGCTACATCAAAGAGTACGCCGCCACATTCGTAAAGGAAATGACGGCGCTGATCACCGCCGGAAAGGTGCCGGAAGAGTGGGGCGGTCACGAGTTGCGCCTGTGGTTCGCGATAAAGGCTGCCGACAACGCTAAAGCCTCAAACGGGCGCGCGACTTCAACAACGCCCTTATCTGCCACAACCTCTAGGGGGAGGTGCAACCCATGATCCAGCAACTCGACTTTTTCAAAGCGCCTGCCCCGATGATCGAACAACCCTCGTTCATTGGGGCGGATAATACCCTGATTCTCTTCCCTCCCTCCCTCGAACCCACGGGGGCGGAGGCGGCGGAACGCGGGGAAACCTTCAGTGTCCCCACCTACGGGATTGCCAACGCCGACCCACTGAACATGACAAAACGCAATTTCGAGGCGTGGATGGCTGTGCAGTCGGAAGGGCCGACAAAGGACGCTATCCGCGCGGCGAGGGACAAAAAAGAGGCGTGGGCACGGAGAGAACTCGAAAAACTCGCCCAGCCGGTGCGCCGTGATTACTTCGGGGCGAACGGTCCGACCGGACATGGGGAAGAATGCCACTCGGATGCCGATCCGGGATTGTGAATAATTCCCGCTTGACATTCCAGCAAGAATGAGGAAAACTATGCCCCATGCGTAAAGGTATAGCAATCAATTTCGGGTGTCTCAGCTTCGGCGACGAGGCTGTCTTTACGCATGGCATCCAGAGGCGCGTCCGGCTCTAAGCCGGACGTGCCTTTTTATTTCTAGTCGAGGGTTAGAACATGAGCAGCGAGACCTCAAGAAATGACGGGGCGGGCGGTAACGCGCCCGCATTCAGCGACGGCGGGGCTCTGGTGTGCATCGACGCGGCCGAAGCGCGGCTGATGCGCCGGCACGGCCATAAGTGCATCACCTCCCCCAAGCTGCGCGACCTCATTATCCGCATTCTGGAGAGCGGGGCGGAGAACGCCGTAGAGGAGGCGGTCAATGCCATCAGGCGATTGAAGGGCGTTTCATCCGCCGACGATCCCGCGCGGTGGTCGGTATGGGAGGACGACAAAGTTAAAGACCTCAAAGGCGTGGCTGATGTCCGCGCGGCCCTTGCGGCGCTGCCGATCATCCCCACGCTGTTGCGCGATCCAGAGGACCCGGTGGTTTTAAACCAGAGGCAGATGTGGAATTGTTCGGGAACGACGGTTCTGATCGCCCGCGACACCTTCGAGCTTGTGCGGGTGGCCGACACATACGCCAAATTTGACTGTTACCGACCCCAGGGGCGCATGGACGAGCCTTTCACCCCATCCATCGGCCGGGTGTGCCTCATTACCGAGGACGAGCTGCGCCTGCTGCGGCTGGAGGGGGTGGAGGATGCCGCGATCGTTTTGACGTACACCGAGGCACCCCAAGGAATGACGGGGCGGGGGGTAACGCCCCACACTTCCCCCGGCTACTGGCCCACGGGTATCCGCGCCTTGTGCGGAGAATATCCGGGGTTGACCGTGGGGACGGCGACCTACCTCGTGTGCGGGCGGCAGGGCTACCCCTTCGTTTTGGGACTCACCCGCGGGGTGGGTTTCCAATCGTCGGCGAAGGCCGATGTCAACTGCCCGGCGGGGCTGGCCTACCGAATCCAGACCAACCGCAGGCCGGAGGCGGTTTCGCTGAACGTGGTCATTTGGGCTGGCGGGGACGACGTGCGCCAGCTCGTGCGGTATGGCGGGTTAACCATCTTCACCGGGCGGGATACGCGCCGGAAGGTTCAGCTCCGCTCCCTCGGACTCATTCGCTCGGGTGCGGTGGCGGGCGTTCCGATCTACGACCTCGCCGCCAATTACAACACCCTTACCCGCTGGGCGATCACCCGCACTTTCGCCAAACCCGACGCCTCCCAGCGTGACCGAAATCGGCGCCGTGTACGGTGTGAACGTGCGTCACTCAAATACGCCAGGGGGACGTCTATGATAAAAGATACATCCCCCCGGCGTATTCGAGTGACACCATCGAAAGAACGCCAAGCCGCCCTGAGAATGCGTGAAACACTCGTATGGGAAAGGTTAGAAGATGGAGGCGTTACTACCGTACACCTCAAAAATCTGAATGACGGCGGGACCTACTGCCTCAACGGGCGCCCGGCGGAGACCGAGGACGGAAAAGCGGCTATCGACGGCAAGAGATGCAAGATCCGGGCGCCGAGGTGGAAGGCCGACGACACAGAGGGCATGTTGGCATGGCTGGGGACTGAAAAATGCGTCGTCATGGCCGGTATCGACGCCGAGGGGTGTGTTTTTGCCGTGGCGAGGGTGGCGAACGGAACCGAGGATCAGCAAGCCGAGGCGATAGGACGATGGTCGGAAGACGCCGGGCGGAGATTCCCGCGCGGGGCGGGCTGCGCCTCGCTGGTGGCCGGCTGCCTCCGGCCGACGGCGGAAATCCACATCCAGACCATCCGCCACACGAATTGGAGGGCTCTGCCCCTCGAAACCGCATGCTTCGAGCGCTACCAGACGCCGGGCGACTACTCCAAACCGGTCAAAATCGAGCGTAGAGGCACCGCCACGCTCTTGGAGAGGGCCCGGGCTTATGTGGACAGGGTGCCGCTTGCGGACGAAGGCACGCGCAATTCTAACCTCTCTACGGCGGTCTTCAAGCTGGTGGAGCACTTCGGGAAGGAGGCGGCGGCGGAGGTTTTGCCCGAGTTGCTGGCCAGGTCAACCCTCCCCGAGAAGGAAAAGCGCAAGACGGCGCTGCGGATTTTGCACAAACCACAAGGAGAACGGGCGACATGAACGAGAAGTGTACGAAAATGAACAAGTGGCGGGATGAAAACGGCAACGTCTACACGGTGGAGCGGTCGGCGCGGAACAAGCGCTTTGTGGTGATCCGCACCAACCCAGGGGGCAACCGGAAGGCGGCGAAAGTCGTTCCCTCGGTCGGGAGCGCCGCCCATGTGCAGAAGGCATTGGACGAGTACGCCAAGATGTGCGGCTGGGCGGAGGTGACCTTATGACCCCGAAAGAGCGCGAGTTCTGCGAGAAGGTTGTGGTTGTGATTGTCATGGTGTTGGGACTCCTCGCCATCGGCTCCGCCGTGTGCGGGACGCTGGCGCGGTAGCCCGTCGCCTCTAAAGCTTGGTTATCCGGTGATTTTATGGAAGCACCCACACAAGAGATCAGCCCCGAAGAGCGGGCGAGACGCCAGAAACGCAACCGAAGGCGCAAGCTGGATAGGCAGAAAGCGGCCGAAGGGCGGGCTCTACCTCCCGTGATCGGGCTGGGGCGGCGGGAATACCTCGCCATGTTCGGGGCGGATGCCGACTATGACGCCTATGCCGACGCCTTCATCGCCGGGGCGAAGAAGGCCCGGCGGCGTTGGGAGTTTCCGCTTGAGCCGTTGGCTGGCGCATGCTTCCCCAGCCTGAAAAGACACAGAAAAGGGATGCCGATTGAGCGGGGCTGAGAAAGAAGTGCGGTTTTTTATGGCAGTATATAGGAGCCTCGATAGATGACCCTCGATAAACTACAGACCCGATTCGTTGACGAAGTGTTGCATGGCGCGACTCATGTGGTTCTCACAGGCCGTGCCGGAACGGGCAAGAGCACAGCGCTGGTCGCGGCCGTCCGGGCCGCGCAGGCGGCGCAGATGGACGTGCTTGTCATGGCCCCGACGGCGATGGCCGCGTCCATCCACCGGGACGCCGGGCTGGAGTCGGGCACGATCCACCACGCTTTGAGATGGAACCCCGCCAAGGAACCGCTTCCGCGCAAGCTGCTTTCGGTGTGCGGAACGCATACGGACTGGGCGGCGACTCCCGATCAGGACCGGTTGCTGGTGGTCGACGAGGCTTCGATGGTCGGGCTCTGGTTGTTTGAGATCCTCGCCCGCGACCTCGGCGACCCTGAGCGGCCCTTCGACGGGCGGCGGTTGGTCGTGGTCGGGGACTGGGCGCAGCTTCCCCCCGTGGTCGGTCCCGACGAGCAGAACATGGCGACGCCCGAGCTGAAGCGTTTCGGCCCTCCGGACGGCTGCATCTTTTTTCATCCCCTGTTCTGCCGCCGTCCCCCCGTCTCGATTATCTTGGAGGAGACCCACCGCGCCAACGGGGCGTGGTTCGAGAGCCTGAACCTGCTGCGGGAGTGCTCGCGCCCCAGCAACCTCTTGACGTTCGGCATCGCGCCCCCTCAGCACACCCAACACGACGAGGATGCGGTACACATGTGCTTCCGGCGGGTCACGGCGCACAATCGCAATGCGGAATGTCTCGCCCGGCTGCCGGGGCGCCCCCATTTCCTGCCGTTGCGCGACGGCAAGGCGGAGTTGAAAGAGGGGTGCGACGTGATCGTCACCAGCAACCGCGCCGGGGGCGGCTACATCAACGGTTCCCGGGCGACCTTTTCCGGAGTGAACGAGAAGGGCGAGGTGATTCTGGACGACGGCAACGCCCTGAAGATGCTCGCCGATGGAAACTGGGGGGACTCGGCTATTTCATCGAAACACGATGTCGATCCTGATGCCGCCGAATACGGGCGAAACAAAGCCATACGCCTGTTCAGGCAATATGGCGATAACCTCGAACCCGATGGAAAGAAGTGGCTTCAGGACATCATGCGGATCGATAACGCGGCGGGGGCGGCTCGGTTCGGCTCCGGGCGCATTCAGTTTATGCCCTACTGGCCGGTTCTGCCCGGCTACGCCCTCACCGTCCACAAGGCCCAAGGCATGACGCTGTCCGGCGTGATTGTCGAGGAGGACGTATTTTGGTCCATCGCGCCGGCCCGTCTTCCCTATGTCGCTTTATCTCGTGTGAGCAACGAGGGGGATGTGTCATTGAACGGGTTTTCGGCAAGCAGCGCCCGAGTAAGACCAGACCCCGCATACCCCGCGATTTTCAATAGAATCTTGGCATGGAGTAAGTCATGACTATCGCCGAGGTGATGAACATCGGCCTTCAATTTAAGGTTCGCGGTAGCGCCCGTAACCTTCACCCCACATCAATGCCTCTTTGGTCGCTCATCAAAGGCATCCAAGAGAGCAAGGCGCTTGCCGATCTGACCGCGAAGGGGCGTGCCATCACCGACAAGAAGGAATTCAGAGCGTGGAAGCCCCGTAATCTGATGTCGGTCTACCTCGCCGTGAAGTTTCGGGAGGCGGAGGGGCGGGCCGACGAGGCGAACGTGTGCGGCTACACCGGCCTGGCCGGGTTCGACTTCGACGACGTGGACGCCGGGGCCGTGCTGGAGAAGCTGCGCGAGATCCCGCAGGTGGTGTGCGCCGGGGTGTCCGCATCGGGCAAAGGTGTCTGGTGCGCGGCGCGGGTGGCGTGCGGCACGGCGCGGGAGTATATGGCCTGCTTCGCCGACGGTGTGGCGGCGTTCGAGGCGGCGGGGCTGCCGGGGCTGGACAAGGGAGCGCATGATCCCACAAGGGCGCGTTTTGTGGCATCCAGCCCCGAATGCTGGTGGCGGTGGGATGCTATGGGGGATATTCCCGCCTTCCAGCCTGTCGGAAATATCTCGGTGTTGAGCGGCGCCAAGAAGAAAGAATCGAGAGGCAAGACCAAGCTGCCCGCCGGTTACAAGATCTCCCCCGAGCTGGCCTTCGATGAGGTGCGTCAGGAGCTTTCGAGGGCAGCGACCACGGCGGACGGGGACAGGAACACGGAGAAGGCCCGCCAATGTGGTCGGCTCAAGGCCATAGCCAAGAAGGCGGGAGTTAACCCCGCCGCGTATGTTCAGGCGTTTGTTGACACATGGGACGAAGTGGGAAGTACCCACAAGAAGACGGTTTCAATGGCCAATCGGCTGTTGATGGGTAAGGACTAAAACAAAGGAATCAAAGAATGCGCATCATCATCAAGGTGAAAGAAATCGGCGGGAAGATCGGCATCGAGGCGAAGCTGGACACAGGCCGCCGGGACACGGCGCGGGAACGCGCGGCGGGCGAGGCCCTGTTTCATCACCTCGGGGATCATTTCGCCGCCATGGAGCAGACGGCGACAAAGCCCTCCCGCTGGGCACGGGTCAAGGCGTTCTTCGGGGGGAAGCGGGCGAAGTGAAAGACAAACCCACCCCCCCCTTCACCATCTGGAACGAGGCGGTCGATATGACCGGCTACGGACGCAGGGCCTCGGCTTCGGACGGGGCGCGCGCCCTCAAGAAGCTGCGGGGGGAGTTGGGGGCGAAGTTCGACTCCGCTTTCCGGCTGCGGATGCTGACTGCGAGGGCGGAAACGTTGGAGCAGCTGCTTGAAGAGTGGGCGCAGGAGCGCGTGAGATTGGGGGTATAAGGGGCTATGAGCGAGCGTGGATTAGAGTTCGAGCAGGCGCTGATCGGCTGGCTGGCCCACTCGCCCAAGGGGCGGGGTGAGTTTTCATCCTTCTTCATGCCGGGGGTGCTGGAGCACGCTGGCGTCGACCGCTACGTGGAGCTGCTGCTGAAGCACGGCCCCGGCAGCGCGGGCGCTCGGCTCAAGGACATGCTGCACACGGGCAGCATTGAGCCCCAGGATGTGGAGACGGCGATCCGCTGGGCGGCCGGCGCCCCGGCGGTCGACGACGCCTACATGCTGGAGACTGCGCGGGTGTATCTGCGCCACCGTTGCCACGCCGTCCATGCCGCGCAGGTGGCTCTGGCGGCGGACGTGTGGGACGACGGGCTGCTGAAAGCCGCCGACGCGGAGCTGCGGGGCAGGCTGGCGGCGCTGTCGCAGGAGAGGGGCGAGAGCAACGGCTTTACCCCGGCGGGGCTGGAGCGGGCCTTCTCTCCCGAAAAGCAGGAGGATCTTTTCAGGATACCGGGATATGCGGGAAGGATATTCCGAGGGCGGGCAGAGCGCGGGGGTCTAATCGCGTTTCAGGCGCAGCCCAAGGTCGGCAAGTCCGCCACCCTCGCCCGGATGGACACGGCAGCGATGCGCTACGGCCGCAATGTCCTGCATGTGTCGGTCGGCGACGAAGACCAATATGACACGGCGGCGCGGATCGTCTCCTGCGAGTTCCAGCGCAACGGCCAGCCCTATGAGGAGGGGCGCAATTACAGGGGCGTGCCCTGTTGCGCCAAGGCCCTGTGCGGCTGCGACAACAAGGCGTATGAGGAGGGCGGTTACGGTCCACTCAACCCCCCTGTGGCAGCGCAATACCTCGAAGAGACGGAAGTGACGGCGATTCTACAGGCGTTCCCCTCTTTCCGTCCCTGCACGCTCTGCAAGGGAACGCCTGAATATGTGCCCGGCATCTGGTGGGAGACGGCGAACGACGCGCCGATCACTCCCGAGGAGGCCCGCGAAATGCACGGGAAGATAGTCGCCTGCGGAGAGTACGGGCGCATCGAGACCGAGTTTTTCAAAGCGCGGGGCATCACAGTCTCCGGCTTGGCGGCGATGATCGACCAGCGGGCCGATGGCGGCTATCCCGTGGACGTGCTAACAGTGGACTATGCGGATATGCTCGGCATTGATTTGAAGGGCAAGGGCGCGAAATGGGAGGGGCTGCAAGCGATGTGGGAGGAGCTGCGCGGCTTGGCTGCGGAGAAGAACATTCTTGTGCTGACCGCTACCCAGGGCAACCGCAGCGGCGGAGACATGACCACCCAGAACAGTACCAGTGTGGCCGGCACCCGCGCCAGCATCGACAACTGCACGTTGGTTGTGGCGTTGAACCAGACCCCGGCGGAGCGGGCGCACCATCTCATGCGTTTATCTGTGGTAGCGGCAAGAAAAGGGGCGTTCGCACCGGAACATCAAGCCTGCTGCATTTCAAGGATGGACATTCAAGATCCGTTTTTCGACTCATGGCATAAGTGGGTGAAGGCGGACAAACGGAGGGAAGACAAGTGAAATATCCCATCCAGACCGACACCTCATCCCTCAAGCGCAACCCTAATTATCGCCCGGTCTTCTTCGATTTTGAGGTCTTGCGTCACGAGACGATGCTGACCCTTTACGACGTGTGGATGGACAGGTGGATCACCGCGCGGACGCCCGAAAAATGCGGAGCCTTGCTGCGGGGCTATCTGATCGACCCGCGCACCGTGTTTGTGGGGTTCAACAACGTCAATTATGACAACCTGATCGCCACGGCCTGCATCGACAACTGGCCGCAGGAAGATGTTTACGCCCTTAACTACGCGATCATGCACGGGGTTTATGAGCCGATACATGGAGAGTCGTATGCCGACTTTCAGGACTTGCGGTTCCGGCTGCCCGGCGTCTGGACGTTCGCCCGCCGCGCATGGGACGCGGGGCGCGACCTCCCCCCTGCTCCCAAGATGTCGGAGCAGGGGGTGAAGATACCGCCGATGTCGCTGAAGAAGTGGGAGAAGTTCAACGGGCTGAAGGTGGTCAAGTCCCCCATCCCATTCACTCATCCCCTTCCGCTCACCGCCGATGAAGCGGCACGGCTCGCCGAGTATAACAAGTATGATGTGGCGGCGACAGTCCGCATGGCGTGCCAGTCGCTCATCGGCGAGTGGGAGACGCGCTGCGGCTTCGCGGAGATGCTGGGGGAGAAGAAATTCGGCTGGCACAAGACCTTCACGAAGCTGGCGGCGGAGCTGTTCGTCACCAATCCCGACAAGAAGGTGGATGGCGCCGACACCTCTTGGGGGCAGACGGTGACGCAGATTCCCAAGTGCCTGCGCGTCGAGAAGAACCTGAGCGTCTTATCCTACATGTCGCGCCCGCTGTTCGAGCTGGAGCAGGTGGCCCTGTCCACGCAGATTAATGGCCTCCCCCACACCTTCCAGATCGGCGGGGCCCATTCGGTGAACGAGCGGGCGGTGTTCAAGGGAGACATCTGGGATATTGACGTAGGGGGCATGTACCCCTCGATCATGGCTCTCTTTAACCTTTGCTCCCGTACGATGGATGCTAAGAAGTACAACGAGGTGCGCCTGGCGCGTATGGCCATGTCCAAGAGCGACTGGCGCCGGAACGTCTACAAAAAGGCACTCAACTCCACATACGGGGGGATGCTCGACCCGTTCAGCACCCTGTTCGACCCGGCAAAGGGCCGACAGGTGTGCGTGCTGGGGCAGCTTTTCATCGTGGACTTGCTGGAGAAGCTGGAGCCTTACACGCAACTCATCCAGACCAACACCGATGGCGTGTACGTCATGCCGACCTCACCCGAAAACGCCGTGCATGCCAAGGCCGAGGTCGAGGCGTTCGAGCGGCGCACGGGACTGGTCATGGAGATCGACCACTATGTCGCCATGTACCAGCGTGATGTGAATAACTACATCGCAGTGCGGGCGGACGGGGCGGAGAAAATCAAGGGCAGCGCTTTCCATTCCACCAACCACCTGAAGCCGAGCGTGGGGCAAATGATGAACCGCTGCGAGATCATGGGCATTCCCTTCGACCCCGATCAGTATACCCTGGAGGAGCTGTCCATAGTCTGCACCCGCGACAAGAACAGCCGGGGATTCGTGATCGACGGGGTGGAAACCGATGCCGAGACCATCGACGTGCTGCCGGTCTACCCCTTGCAGGCGCAAAGTATTTCCACAGTGAAGAAGAACGGGGGATTCTGCAAGGCGAGATTATGTCCCGATTATGCGGCCCTTGCCTCTTCTGTCAGCCGCGCCGACATTGATTTTGGATATTTCCAAAGAAAAATCGCTGCGGAGTGAGAAAGAAGTGCGGTTTTTTGTGGCAGTATATAGGAGGGGTGTGTGTTTGCCCCCGTTGAGACAAAGGAGAAACGAGGAGAAACGAGGAGACCGATGATGAATGAGGAACTGAAAGCTGCCCTGACAAGCCAGGGCATGAAAGTGCGCGAGGCGGTGCTGCGTGCGGAGACAGCGAAGAGCGCCCTTGAGACGTTCGACGCCAACAACCGCATCTCCATCAAGGCGGACGGGGTGAAGCGCACCGAGTCGGACACCGATGCCGCCGTGATGGTGGCGGCAGGGCGTTCCCCGCTCGTGGTTGCGGCGGGCACGGCCAAGGCCGATCTCGAAGGCGTCAAGACGGATACCCAATGCCTGCTGGCGCATGTGTCGCTGGTGTGCTCGGAAACGGCGGCGATGAGCCGCATCAGTCAGTAACGAAAACAAGAACAAAGGAGAAAGATTATGGCTATCTTGAAGAAACCCGAACCGAAGAAACGTGCATGTCAGTGCCCGCCCCCTGTCACGGGGGGGATATCGGGACTTATGGGTGCGGCCCGCACATTGGCGCCGACCTCTGAAGAGAGCGCGATGCGCCGCGAGATGAGCAAGATTCAACTCGCCACGATGAAGGCGGATCTGCGTAAGCATGTTGCCGATGCCGACATGGCGGAGACGCTGGCGAAGCGGGAGGCGTTTTTGCTTCATCGGATGGCGAAGCGGTAACAGAAATTTTTCCGCCCCGCGGCCGGGTCGCACGCAGCCTACCCGGCGTGAAAATCGCGTGTCGCACCCGGCCCCGGGCGGTCTAACCAAACGGTAAACCAAACGGTAAACCAAGAAACGAGGAACACAGATGAATGACCAAGATCAGGATATCTTCGGCGAAGTCGTCGAAACAGAAGCCCCCAAGGAACAGAACGATCCGACTAAGCAGCTTTATCTGCTGCCGGCGGGTGTAGCGGAGTGGTTCGTCCCCAAGCATGTGTTTGGCAAGCCCACGGATGTGAAGGACTGCGCCGCCTCGTTGGTTGTGCGCTTCCTCTCCTGGCAGATCGCCCCGGAGAATCAGGCGGTGTACATGGGTTCCGGTGTCTCTACGCCCGGCACCCTGCGTAATCAGCTCATTGTCCGGTATCACCCGGTCCCCGACGGTTATGCTGACGGCACGTTATTAGGCCGCGCTCCCTGCAAGTTGCAGTTTGGGGAGAGCTGCAAGGCGTGCGAAGAGCGGATCAAGGCGGACAAACGCTTCCCCCGCGACAGCCAGCCCGCCGATTACTTTAAGAAGGTAATCGCGGCGTTCAAGCCCAAGGACAAGACCGTCATGCTGGGTCAGGTCTATGAGCAGGGCGACGGCGGGGAGTGGGTGACGGACGGGAAGATCAGGGCGTTTGAGTTCGGGAACTTCGTGCGTAACGGGCGCACCTTTACGCAGATCCTGAACGATCGCGCCAATGACGCTGACAAGCGCGTCCGCATTGACAAAAAATCGTATGCGGGCTACGTCTCGCCGGTCGCGATTCGTATCACCTACGCATGGCCGACCAAGGGAGGCAAGCCGGAGCATGGCCAGTACTCCACATGGTCGCCTGTGGACGCCCTGCCCTTCCCCGTCGAGGCCGGGGGGCCGGATGTGTCGAAGTTCAGTAAGGAGTGGGCTATCGCCATGGCGAAGCATGACCCCGCTTCGTGGATCAACCGCAACGCCTTCCCCAAGCTGGTTTGGTCCGAGGTCGGCAAGTGGGTCTACGACGTGTTCACCGGCAAGGCTTCCGTGGCCCCCAAGGTCGATCTGGACACGGCGGACTTCGGGGAGCTGCTGGAGATCGTCGGCAATCACCCCGACAAGTTCGCCGATCTTGACGTGAGCCAGTTCAGCTATGACATGGTTGAGGCGCTGCGTGAGATCGTGAAGGGGGTGCTACATGGCTAAGGGAACGCTTGTGTTCGAGTTTGAATCAGCGCTCGATCTGGAGAACCAGATGCGGGCGTATCTGCGGCTGCCTCTGCTGAGGGAGGTCATGTTAAAGGAAGCTGAAAAGGCACCCGACACGGCGCGTGGGGCACTTGGGGAGCCGGCAGAGGGGATGACTTTCACTGTGTCATCAGAGGCGCTTCCTCCCAGCTACAAGCCGGAGTACCATCGAATCACGGAACCCACGGTGGTTGGCGGAATGGTCGCCCCCGAAGAGCCCGTAGCAACACCGGCGGAGCCTGTCAAAGAGGGGCTGAAGGCTGGGGCAGAAACGACACCTGCCCCCGAGCAGAACGTCCCCACCCTGACGCTGGAGACGCTGGCGGACGCTCCCTACCCGGAGTTGCTGGCCTTCTGCGAGCATAACCCCGCTGTGGGTGTGGACGTGAGCAAGTGCCAAGCCGCGTTCTTCCGCAAGCTGGTCGAGATGAAGATCAAGACCTACCTCGAAACGAAGTAGGCAACCTGCCGCCCGCGTGCAGCATCGGCGCGGGCGACTTTTCTATTTTTGGAGGCGCGTATGCTGTCAAAGATTATGTGCTCGTTCAGTCTCGCAGTAGCAGTCATGTGCGCACTTATGGCACTGCGTTTGGACGGCTCGGAAACGATGGTTTATTGGTGTGGAATGAATGTATTCACGGCAGGGCTGTGGTTTGCGACCTGCAAGAAATAGGAGATCAGCATGTTTGACTCAGGAATCACAACTCTCAATCTGGCCATCAGCGACAACCCGGATACCTTCGCGGGGCCGGGCAACACCGTCAGCTACATCGGGGCGAGCAACGTCGGCAAGACCGTGCTGGCGCTGACCACCATGGCGGCGAGTTTCTACCGCTACGGCCACAAGCCCCTCTACTACGCTCTGGAGCCGAATCTGATGATCGACATCGAACGGCTCTACGGCAAGAAGTTCGCCAAGGCGCTGGAGGTCGTGGCCGATCTGAATATGACGCTGGAGCAGTGGCAGGCGGATGTCCGCGCCCGGTTCAAGGCGGCAAAGAAGTCGATGGTCGTCACGCTCGACTCCACCGACGCCCTCAAGTGCGCTGCCGACATCGCTGCCCTCGACGGGAAGTCGCTGTCCAAGAAGTCGAAGACCGATACCCCCGAGGGCGGGGTGATGAAGGAGGCCAAGGCCCAGCGGGCGGCGGCTGCGGCGGCGTGGTCGAAATGTCTCTCCGAAGTCACCAAGGCGGTCGGCGTGAACAAGGGGCTGCTTATCTTGACCTCGCAGGTGCGTACCAACCCGGGCGTGATGTTCGGCTCGCCCTTCTATCGCTCTTGCGGCGCGGCTCTGGACTATTTCAGCGAGATCCGCGTGTGGATGTGGCCCTCCACCAAAGAGAGGGTTGACGACGTGGAGGTGGGGGGCTGGACGAAGATCGAGGTGAAGCGCAATAAGGTGACGGGCGCCCCCCGCACGATTTATGCGCCTATTTATCCCGCCTATGGCATCGATGATACCCGAGCCATGCTTCATTTCCTCGCCGATACCGGCAGCGGGGCGGAGTGGGCGGGGAAGGATATGAAAAGGATCACCGTCGGCGAAACCACCATGACTCTCGCCGAAATGGCCGCGCACTTCGAGGATGAGGACACCAAGGGCGTTTTGAAGAAGATGGTCACGGATGCCTGGGCGGCGCGTGAGGCGATGCTGAAACAGGAAGTGTTGGCGGGAAGAAAACCTCGATTCTCGTAAATTATCAGAAAGTAGGGAAGTATGACCAGAAAAGCGTTCAGAACAGAGGTCGAGAAGATCATGCCGGGATATGAGTGGGTGTATTGTTGCCCGCTTAGCTTAGATAAGTTTGAAGCGTCTACAACGGTGAAAGGGATTGGAAACCGCCGGTCAACGCTCCGTATCACATTGCGGGTTGACAACCAAGGCGCACAGCAGTGGGATGTGGCGTTCGCTGGATGCGGAATACACGTGGAGCACGCAACCCCAACCTACACCGCGCGAACGCTGGCACGCGCGCTTGTAACAATGTCAAAGGACTGCGACGAGAAGGACTATTTCTACACCAGCGCACGAATCACCTTGGCAAAAGGCAGGCGGAAATGAATCTCGACCCTAAACTTCTCGCCCTCCCCGACTTCACGGTCGAGGAAATCCAGCGGTGCATAGACGTGACGGAACCTGGCATGTTTGAAACAGGCCTCATTGTCGATGCAAATAATTTAGCATACCGTTTAGCCTTCGCCGGCTCCAAGGACTGCTACACCTCCCAGGATATGCTGGCGATGTTCGTGGAGCGCATCAAGAGCGTTGTCAAGGACATCAACGCCGATGTGGTGGTATGCTGCATCGACAGCGGTGTGCCATTGCGCCGCTCGATGCTGGGGGCGACCAAGAAGCCCGACAAGACCCCCGAGCAGCAGGCGGTGGTGGACATGGCGCGGGATGCCCTGCATCTTCTGCGTATGCAGGAAGGCGGGCCGCACGCATGGCTCAATCCCCGATGGCAGGACGGTTACGAGGCTGACGATCTTTGCGCGGCGTGGGCGGTGTCGGGGCATTTCGTCCATACCGTGATATACTCCACCGACAGCGACCTCTACCAAGTCACCAACGGCTCCGGCATCGTGCAGCTCTCGCCGGCGAGTGGAATATTCGTCAAGTCGGACGTGCCCCCCGCGCTGGTGCCCGGCGTGAAGGCACTCATGGGCGACAGCTCCGACAGCGTGGTCGGGATCAAGGGCGTTGGCCCCGTGACGGCGCTCAAGATCATGACGGGGGAGAAAACCATCGACCTCGATAAAGAGACCGAGCGCCGGGTGCGCAACAACGTCTGTCTCACGGCTCTTCCTTTTCCGGGTTCGTACCAGATTCTTCAGGGCGCCCCGCTGGTGAGCGTGGCGAACGGGATGAAGGAAGAGACGAGCGAGTCGGCGGAAGAAGATTCGGAACCTTTGCCTTTTTAGGAGAGTTAATGAGTAATGTGAGACTATTGCAAGGGGACTGCCGCGACGTGCTCAAAACCCTGCCCGACGGAAGTATCAACTGCTGCGTCACCTCGCCACCCTACTATGGGTTGCGGGATTACGGCGTTGATGGGCAGATCGGCCTCGAACAGACGCCGGATGCGTATGTGGCGGAGTTGGTCGCCGTCTTCCGCGAGGTGCGGCGCGTGCTGGCGGACGATGGGACGCTGTGGCTGAATCTCGGGGATTCGTATTCTGGAAGTGGTAAAGGTCCAGCTGGCAATCTTGGCAAGATCCACAACGAAAGAGAAATAAAACAAACGAGTGGAATTGTTCCTGATGGCCTCAAGCCTAAAGACCTTATCGGCATCCCTTGGCGCGTGGCCTTCGCGTTGCAGGCGGACGGCTGGTATCTGCGCCAAGATATCATTTGGCACAAGCCCAATCCCATGCCGGAGAGCGTGGCCGATCGGTGTACAAAGGCTCACGAGTACGTCTTCCTGCTGTCCAAGAGCGAGCGGTATTACTTCGATCAGAAGGCTATTGCTGAGCCCGTCACGCAGTCAACCATTGAACGTCTGAGTCAACCTAACTTGGAAAATCAGGTAAGCAGTGACCGCGTTCCCGGTAAGACCAACGGTAATATGAAGGCGGTGGGGCGCGGCGGAAAGAACGCCTTTCGAGGTCAAGGCCACATGCGCGACGGCGATAACGGCCCTGCCAACCGTGACGGCCGCGATATGCGAGATATTGGCGTAGGCGATACCCGCAACAAACGCAGCGTGTGGACGGTCAACACCAAGCCGTACAAGGGCGCACATTTTGCCACATTCCCGCCGTCGCTTATTCGCCCGATGATTCTGGCGGGGTGCCCGATTGGGGGCACTGTGCTTGACCCGTTCGGGGGCAGCGGCACCACGGCGCAGGTTTCCGAAGAGGAAGGGCGCAACGCCATATCCATTGAATTGAACCCCGCATACATCGACCTGCAACGCAAGCGCACCTCACAGATCGGCCTGTTATGATTTACGACACCAAGAAAAGACGTTTCATCTTTCAGAACAAGGCCGCTGTGCCCCCATCGGCGATCTTGTTCTACGACCTCCCTCATCTGCTCTCTCCGGGCGAGGACATCTGCCCCGAGGTGACGCTGCTGGCGGAGAAGCTGCCGCAGATGACGGCGACAACAGTTGGAGCGAATAACTGCTGCGCGGGGGCACTGCGCCATCAGGTAGAGGCGATCCGCTGGGCGGCCGGCATGAGAGGTACGGGCATTGTTGCTTACAGCATGGGGTTGGGCAAGACGTTCATTGCAATCCGGTCGTGCGCGGCTATCTCCCGGCGCAAGGTGCTTGTGGTTTGCCCCTCGCATCTGAAACACAACTGGCGCAATGAGATCGGCCTGTGGCAGCCGTGCGATTCCGCCCACATCTGCGAGGGGCGCGTTTCGGCGATGTCTAACGGAGATCGCTTCACGATCATCAACCGGGACATCCTCGCCGACAATCTTCCCGCCCTGCTCAAACAAGGATTCGATCAGATCGTGGTGGACGAGTGCCACAAGGTCGGGGGATGGGGCACGGCCGCGTACAAGGCGCTGGACGCGCTCTGCAAGGCCACGCGCGAGGCTCACGGGGGCATCCTGCTTATGACCGGCACCCTGTTCAAGAACAGCCCCATGGACGCCCACACGGCCCTGCATCTGCTCGACCCGAAGATACCCGGCCCGCGTGAGGCGTTCCAGATCCGCTTCGATCCAATCGGGAAGAAGCGCGAGGAAGTCAAGGGGCTCATGATGCGCAAGAGCGCCCCCCGGTGGCTTATCGGGAAGAAGTGGGCGGAGATCAAGAAGCTGGAGAAGGAGCGCGGCAAAAACGGGGACGTGGACGGACTGCGCTGGCTTCTCGCCCAGTACGCCATCCGCAAGTCCTACCATGACGTGTTCCCGGATGACGGCAAGACGCGGGAGACGAAATTCGTTTCGGTCGATCTTGATCTTACTGACAGCCAGAAGCGCATCCTCGCCAACCGGGGGGTGGACGACGACGGCGTAATCAATGGCGAGCTGGCGACCGTGCTGCGCATCGTGGCTGAACGCAAGGCCCCCTTTGTCGCCGACCATGCGGAGGCGTGGCTGGAGGAATACGACGACAAGAAGCTCATCATCGGCACCCACCACATCGAGGCCCGAAAGATCATCGTGAAGGCGCTGGAGCGGTTCGGCGTCGTGGAGATCGCCGGCACTCCCGCCCAAAAGACCAAGGCTGAGACCGCCTTCCGCGAAGACCCCACAAAGCGCGTCTGCATCGTGAACCTTGAGGCTGGCGGCACCGGCCTGAACCTCGTCAGCGCCTCCGACATGATTCTCTCCGAGGTGCCCTGGACTTCCGCCTCGCTGGATCAGTTCAAAGCGAGGATGGATCGTATAGGGCAGGAAGCGGACAAGTTGACGTATACCATTTTCATCGCGGCCGACACGCCCGAGGGGGCGAAGTTCGGAACCCTGAAGAAAAAAGCACCCCTAAATACGAGGTATCTTGGGGAAAGGTGAGAAAGAAGTGCGGTTTTTTATGGCAGTATGTAGGAGGGCGAAGCATGAGAGGTGTTGTAACCAGACAGATGGCGATGCGATTGGGGCCGGCGCTGCAGTTGGGCGATGTCGCGACCCGCTTCGAACAGCCTTTGCGCAAATGTGAATGTGCCGCATCTAACCATCGGTGGCGTACGCAAAAATACGAGCGGATATGTATGCGATGCGGAAAGCGTGAAGGCTGTGACCCGGTTACAAAAACATGGCACGCATAGACGCCCTTCCAAAGGACCGTTAGAATGAAACTTACCCTATCCAATTTTCAGATCCACCAAAAGCCGACAACGCTTGAGATCCCCGAGGGCGAGATCACCTACGTCGAGGGCGACAGCGACACGGGCAAGTCCTCCCGGCTGCGGGCGATGCGCTGGCTCTGCGAGAACAAGCCCGACGGGGGCAGCTTCGTCACGTTCAAACAGCCGCGGGGCACGACCTCCGTGGTGACGCTGGAGGTGGACGGGCGCAGCGTGACGCGGGAGCGGGGCAAGAGCAAGAATCTCTACCGCATGGACGGAGAGACCTTCGAGGCGTTCGGGCGCAGCGTGCCCGAGCCCATCGCCAAGTTCCTTGCCCTCTCCCCCTACACCTTTCAGCTTCAGGGCGAGGCGCCCTTCCTGATCGGGGCGAGCCCCACAGACGCCGCGAAGATTCTTTCCGACGCCTGCGGCCTCGGGGTGATCGACACCGCCGTCCAGTTCGTGCGCTCCAAGAAAGCCGCGGCCGAGGCGGATATCCGCAAGTCGGAGATACTGCTGGAATCGGCGCAGGCCCGGCTGGCGACCGCGACCGAGCAGTTGCCTCTGGCCGACGCGCTGGAAGCGGCGGCGAAGGCGGGGGATGATGTGGAGGAGCTTACGAGTAACGTGGGGCTGCTTTCTGACGCGCTCGACGATGAGCCCAAGGGAGAGGTGGTCGATGTCGAAGCCGTGCGTACCGTAGCGGACACGGCCCACGCCTGCGAGGCCGAGCGCGGCACCCTGACCACGATGACCATGCGCCTGTGCGGGGCAATCCGAAACGAGCCGACCGGGACGGTGTTCGATGTGGCAGGTTCGGTGAGGGCGGTTGACACCGCACGCGCCCGCCGGTCTGAGCTTGAGGGGCTGCATTCGCATGCCGTAGCCCTGAACCGCGCGATTCAGACCGAGCCTACAGGCACGCTCTTGGATGTGTCGGCTGTCGTTCCCGTGACCCGCCGCGCTATCGCCGCCTCGGACGAAGCCGCCATGCTCGACAAGATGGCGCGGACGATGCGGGCGGCTCTGCAGAACGAGCCGCAAGGGGTTTTGATGGATACGAGTGAGTTACAGAAACAACGGGCGCAGATCAAAATCTGCCCCACATGCAAGAGGGAGCTATAAAATGCCGATGACATTGGCACAGATCGATGCGAAACTGAAAGAGGTTGAGACCCACAACGCCACCCTCACCACGCGCAAGCAGGTGTGGGCGGAGGGGGTCAAGAAGGAGTTCGGCGTGGAGACCTCCGCCGAGCTGAAGGCCATGCTGGCCGATGTGGAGGGGCAGCTTGCCGAGAAGAACAAGGAGTATGATGCCGCCGTGGCCGAGGCGGAGCGCCTTCTGAAAGCTGCGGGGGTCACATGCTAGTCATCTCCGATCTTCACTGGCGCTGCGACACCCCGGCCTGGCGCAAGGAGAGCGACTACGCCAAGCAGGTGCTGCGCCCCCAGTTGGCGAGCCTGCTGGACACGGGGGAGCCTGTCATCGTGGCGGGCGACGTGTTCCACCGTTCCGCAGACTTCGCAGCCACCTACGACCTCTTCACCTTCCTGAAGGAGCGGGGGGCGGTGCTGTACGCCGTGCGCGGGCAGCACGATATGACGCTGCACAGCAAGGAGGTCGAGGAGACGGGCTTCAACTTGCTGGTGAAGGCCGGGCTGATCGTGCCGCTCAACGTGGTTCAGGCGGAGTTTGACGGCTTCGGGGTGTGCGGAATGGGCTGGGGCGAGGAAGTTCCCGAAGCGCGTTTCGGCGACATCCTCATCGCTCACGTCTCGGTGAGCCATGGGGATGCGGTTATCCCCGGAGCGACTACGGCGACCGCGTTCCGGGAGAAGGCGAAGGCGTTCAAACTGGTGTTCACTGGGGATAACCACAAGCGTTTCAGCATCCCAGAGACGCACTTCGGGGGGCTCTACAACGCGGGGTGCTTCCACCAGATGAGCGCCGATCTGATCAATCAGCCGCCGGCGGCGTGGCATGTTCTACCCGACGGGAGTGTCGAGTTGTTCCAAATCCCCTTCACGCCCCCCATGATCGACGAGTCCTACGCCCTGTCGAAGGACAAAGGCAAGACCGTGGCAGGCGCGGAGTTCGTGAATGCGCTGGCCGAGGCCCGCAACCAGGGCAGCGCGGACATCTTCATGAACACCCTGCGGGCGGCTGCGAGCGAGGCGACGGGGGAGACCAAGGCACTACTGAACGAGTGCGTCAAAATCTGCGAGGAGAGTCACACATGATCTCAATCCAACAGATGCGCGAGCGGGCCGGTACGATCCGGCAGACCTTCATCGACTCCCGACGGGAGGTGGAGAGCAATCAGGCGCTGCTTGAAGGCTATCACGCCCAGCGCAAGACCGCCGAGGAGGCGGCTGCCGCCGTCACTAACGCCGCCCAGGCCGCGCAGATGCGCTTCGCCGGGGTGGTGGCGGGGGTGGTCACGGAGAGCCTGAACAGCGTCTACCCCGACAACCCCTACGAGTTCAAGCTGGAGTTTCGGGAGTGCGCCGGGAAGACGGTCGTGGATACCCTGCTCTATCGGGACGGCGAGCCTCTCGACCCGCTGGCGAGCACGGGCGGCGGGGTGTGGGACGTGCTGGCCTTCGCCCTGCGCGTGGCCCTGCTCGTTCTGACGGCGAGCGACAAGACCCGGAAGCTGCTGGTGCTCGATGAGCCGTTCGCCTTCCTGCACGGCGCGGAGAAGATCCGCCGCGCCTATGAGACCATGGAGAGCGTGGGCAAGCAGTTCGGGTTAACGATTCTGTGTGCGAGGCAACACTAATTTTTATCCCCACCCCATTGACAACCCCCGCGCTACTTGATACATTAACGGCAATCGAGGGGCAGAGCCCCTCACGGCAACTAAACGGAGTTAAACCAATGTACTCAGAAAAGTATCGCAGACTACACGAACACACGGGAATGGACTTCACGATCAAGAACACGCCGGACACACGCCCCCAGCCCCCGGTGGCCTTGCAGATGGCCGAGGAGGGCACGCTGTTGGAGCGGTTGCTGCGCGAGGCGGTGACACCCGAGGAGCGGGAGTTGCTGTGTCTGATCGACGATCTGATAGATGAGGCGTGGCGGCTGCCCACCGGCAAGGCGCTGAGGGGCGAACTGAGAAAAGCCTTCACCTCCCAAGGCTATTCTAAGAGGCGTTTCTATATAGCCTTCCACAACATCGAACAGAGGATTTTGGCATGAGTAATCTGTCTTACAAAATTGCATGCACAGTGGCCCTTTGGCTACTCAAGGGGCTGTGCATGGGCTTCGGCGCTCTGCTGGCCTGGAGGATGTGCCGTGGAATCTAACACACACAAAGCGTCCCAGCAACTGATGCCGGGCTTTGAGCCTAGCGAGAAGGACCTGATTGATCGGGCGCTGGCGCAGCCGTTGGAAGACAAGATACGGCGTTCGATTGAGATGTTTCGCCTTTATGAAGCAGGGGCGTTGCGCATGTCACCGGACGGCTATTATCTGGCGTTTAGCGGCGGGAAAGACTCATGCGTCATCAAGCAGTTAGCGATTGAGGCGGGCGTGAAGTTTCGGCCCGTCTACAACAACACGACCATCGATCCCCCGGAGCTGATTCGGTACATTCGGCAACATCATGCGGATGTGTCGTGGAACAATCACCGGACGCCCATGCTCAGGAGGCTGGTTGAAACACCAAACGGCCCGCCGACTCGACTGTCACGTTGGTGCTGCGAGGCCTACAAAGAGCAGGGTGGGAAAGGTTGTCTAAGGGTGATTGGGGTCAGGATCGCCGAATCCGAAAGACGCGCCAGGTTATGGAAAGAGTTTCAGCCGCACCGCACCTCTGGCGACGCGATCTTGGCGCCTATCGTATACTGGACAGATGAGGACGTTTGGGCGTTTATCAGGTCGCGCAACCTCCCATACTGCGAATTGTACGACCAGGGCTTTAAGCGACTCGGCTGCGTCGGCTGCCCGATGGCCGGCCCGGCAGCGCGGCGCAAAGAGTTTGCGCGGTGGCCGGGATACGAGAGGGCATGGAAAAAGGCCATCTTCTTGTTTTTCGCGGCATGGAAAGGCGTTCCGCTGGAGCAGCCTTATTGGGAGAAACTTGCTCCCCGCAAACGATACTCCCCACTAGCGACACAGTTCGGTATCGGGACTGTCGATACCGCTAAAGAGGCACAACTGTTAAGATGCCCCATCGGCACACAGGTAAGAACGCAACTGCATTGGTGGCGCTGGTTCGAGCCGATGAAGTCGCCACAAGAATTGTGGGACTGGTGGCGTTCAGGCAAGGCATCTGAGGGTGAAGCGCAGTGCTTCCAAGAAGAGATGATGATGGATGTCTAACACTGATTATGAAAGAGAGGCAGACATGGGAATAAAGATCGATACGCTTCCTCCTGCGCTGCGAGCCCAGGTCGAGCGCAAAGCCTTCGTTGAGTGGGCGAGGTCGCATATCCAGAACGACCAAGCTCAGGCCGCGCCGCTTGCGGCGTCGAGCTTGGAGCGCCTTGTTGGGCAGGAGGATTGAACAACATGCAATGCTCTATATGCGGCGGCCTCGTGATCTGGAAAGGGCCGCTATCGAATCCGACACACACTGAATGCCAACGCTGTGGCGCGATGAATAGCCAGATTGCAGATGATCTCGATGAAGGCAGCGACACAGTTCGGTATCGGGACTGTCGATACCGCTAAAGAGGCACAACTGTTAAGATGCCCCATCGGCACACAGGTAAGAACGCAACTGCATTGGTGGCGCTGGTTCGAGCCGATGAAGTCGCCACAAGAATTGTGGGACTGGTGGCGTTCAGGCAAGGCATCTGAGGGTGAAGCGCAGTGCTTCCAAGAAGAAATGGATATGAACGTATGAGAACCGAGCAATGTGAAAAGTGCCCCCACCTCCGCGCCTCCGATGCCGTGTGCGGGCGCAAGGGGATTCCAATCTCCAAGATCAGGGGGTGCTCCCTCTCTTCGGCCGGAAAGCGGTTCTTTCGGCCCGTGAGCGGGAAAGAGTGGTACCGATTGAAGTTCATCAACAGAAAGGCAGTGGAGACATGAGCAAGCGTACCGTCACGATGAAGAGTCTGATAGACGAGAACGCTATTTTGAATGAGTGCCACATGTCGCAGAAGAGGAGAATGTCATGACAAAGAAATTCCTGAAGGAGTGGGGTTTGACCAGCGCCGCAGATAGGGACTTTGATGCGTTAATGTATTCCCCCAGAAAATTGAAGCTGTATCAAAGCTGGCTGGATGGGGGGGTTCGTATCGCACGGACAGGGGGTAGAGTTGAGATGAAAGAGGGGGTCAATGAAGTATGGTGGGTATTTAACACCCCCGCCCGCGCCGTCAAGTTCGCCGCCGCGCTCAACAAGCTCCGGAGGCCGCTGCACCTGATCAAGCAGGATCTCGATCAGGACTGGGCCGAGCGGGTGAAGAAACGCGACAACTACATCTGCGCCGGGTGCAACGTGATGGGCGACAAGATCGGGGGGACTGTCATCGCGCACACCGAGATCGACAAAGACACGGGCGAAACGAGGCTCGTCAAGGAGCGAATCAAGAAGGACGTACTCACGGCGCACCATTGGCTGAAGACCAAGAGCCGCGCCGGTATGGCTCGCTGGGCACGTGCCTGCGGCGTAACCTATCACTACGCCGAACACATCCACACCCTGCATGAAAACCCCTGCTGGGTTGATCTGGAGAAGATTTACCGCGCTGTCGCCATCGCCGAGGGCGAGGAGGCCATCAAAGCCGCCCTGGCGCTGGTGAACGTCAAGCCCACCGAGGCCCGCGTCAGGGCGCTCTGGCTGGAGAGGTGCGGGAATAAGAAGACGGAGGTGAAAGCGTGAAAATCTACATGCCTCTCAGCCTGTCGAGCTTGTCCTGAATCCGCCCAGCCTCGAGCTCCTTCATCTCGGGACTCATCTTCCTGTCGTTCATGATGTCGCGTTGTTTTCTCTTCAGGCTTTCTAACTCCTCGGCATTTTTCGTGTAGCCTTCGGCCACCTGTTGCGCCAGCTCGGCGTTGATGGGCAGACTTCGCGCCAGCATCCCCAACAATTCCATTGACATCCAATTCACGAACAGGAAGGGGTTGCGAACGGGCTCGATCCCTTGGTCAGGATCACCCATATAGAGTTCCCCAGCCGTCTGTAGCGAAAGGGGCACCGGGGCAATCGAACGCAGCAGGTTCAAGTAGCGCCGGTCGTAGCCGGGTTGATGGGGCTGGGCGCGCGGCCCCGCAGCCTGCCCCTCGTAATTCTTTCCCCGCGCCAGGTCGATGAACATCCCCGTCAGCGGTTTGAGCTTAGATCGCGCAAACCGGCCGAGGGCGGCATAGTCGCCTTTTTCGCGTTTGTATTGCTCGGTTATCACGAGTCCGGTTTCGGTCGCGAGTTTGTCCCCATTGTCGATCACGCTTATGACATCCCGCGCCCATTCCGGCAATAGGTCTATCAGTCCGCCCCCCAGGAAATTCATCGCCGCGCGATCCCAAGTCGCCTGTCCTCCTGTGATGTCGACGCGTTGTTGCCCGAACATGAGTTGGGTGTAAGCGGGATGCCCCGATCTGAACTGGAACCGCTGTTGGTCTTTGTCGTCATACAGTAACCAAGAGAGAACCCGCGCGATGAAACTCAGCGTGGCGTACCCGATGCCCGACCGCACATACTCCATCAGGATCATCTTACGGGCCTGCCGGCTATAGCGGGGATTAGCCAGCATCCCGAACATGCGCCGATAGTATTGCGCGTTCGCCAGCGCCAGCCGGGGCGAGTAAAGAAGGTGTCGCCCGAAGTCGATTACCGCGCGGGCGGTTTGGGTGCTCATATCCCCGCGGCCGCCAAAGATATCCACCGTGCTCACGATGGCGTAGATGTCGTCTTCGTTCGGGGTCTCCCCTTTGGCGACACTCATCTGGTTGTAAAGCTGTTTGGCGACGGTGAACCGAAGCAGGTTGCTCATCCCGGCATAATGGTTGTTCGACACCCCCAAGACCGATGTGACGAATCGCGTGGCTTTACTTGGGAGCATGTTGTTCAACAGCGGGCCGACGGGGATTTGCTGCTCGTCGAAGGAGGTGGGGTCGGCGGTGATGTCCATCCAATCCAACCCGCCTTTGCGGACAAGGATATCGAAGAGAGGGTCTTCCCGTTGTGCTTGATCGAGTTCGTAGTAATACCTGTCGGAACGCTCCTGCCATGTGAGAGTGCGCCCTGTGTCATCGGTCATCCCCGACCTATGGAAGACAATGTGCTGTGACTGAGCGAACGCCCGCGCCCACATGATCGGGTGCGCCCGGCCGATCTTTATGAGCTGGCGCCCGGCCACGCTCTCGTCGACCATGGATTGCAGACCTTGGATGATGTTCTCCACTCCCTCGAACGCCATGAGCGCTTTCTTGGGAAGGGGGGCCGAACGCCAGCGGGCTTTCAGTCGCTCCACTTGCGCCCGCTCCATCTCTGCTTTGAATTCCTTGTAGAGGTTCGCGGCGTTCTCAATAACCGCCCGGCGTCGGGCGATCTTGGCCTTGGTGCCCTTCCCCAGCTTCTCGATGAGCTTCCTCACGCGTTTCAGGCGCTCGTTGGCCGTCTTCAGCTCTTCGTCGGTCTTCTGATACGCGGCCAGCTTTTCGGCGTGGAGCTTGGTTAGGTCGGCAAGCTGCTTTTCGAGGGAGGCCAGAAGCTCGGGGGAAGCCCCCGCGTACTCCGCATCCAGCGCGTCAAGCTTCGCCTGCAGGGCGTCGACCTTCCCCTGAAGCTCCTCCACCTGCTGATTCAGGGCCTCGCGCAGGGCGATCTCGTTCTCGATCCCGGCGATCTGCGCTTCAAGTTGCGCCTTCTTCTCGGAAAAGGCGGTCGCCTCTCTGGATTGCTTGGCGTATTCCGCCTCCAGCGCCGCCTTCTTCGCCTCCAGCCTGTCCACTTCCGTCTTGACGGCGGCGCGGGCGGCTGTGACATCGGCCAGCTTCTTTTCGAGTTCGACCACGCGGGTGTCAAGCTCCCCCTCGCCGTCGGGGAGGGTGGCAGCGTCCACATAGTCGTTCCACTTCTTTTCGAGAATGTCGATACGAGCCTTCAGCTTCTCAAACTCGGCGCGGGTCAGTTCTCTCCCTATGTCTTCCCTTGCCTGGCGGTAAATCTTCACGATGTCGAAGGCGTGATCCACGCGCAGCTTCAACGCTTGCAGCGCCTGACCGGCCAGCGAGCCGTACTGGCGCGCGGCGTTAAGATAGTCGATGGTTTCGCGGTTAAGACTGTCCCGCATCATATCGACGGCATTGAGGTTATTTAAGTCATGAGCCTCCACAGCCGCTTGCGCTTGCCGGTCGCTGTCCTTGGCACGCTCGTCGAGGTCGGTCTGATACCAGAGCATGATCGCGGTTTGCAGTTTGTCCAAGGGGCGGGTGGTTGCGCCTGTGAGACGCTCCGCCGTCAGCTTTTGGGCGATGTCTCGCAGGAAGAGCTTGCCGCCTACATCCAATGCTTCACGCACATGGGCGGCGGCTGCTTCGTCGGTGATGGTGGGCACGCCCTGCAGCGCCTGAGCGTACAGCCGCGCCCGCTTTACGTCCAGCGACTCCTTTGTCTGATCAAACACGGGGCGGGTGTCGCCCTTCTCGTTGACGGGCGTGTCTATGGCGAGGGTGCCCCTGTCCTGAATGATCGGCGGGGCCTCATCCCGTGCGCCCGACTCCACCTCCATTTGGAAGGCGTGCCGCTCGATCATGTCGAGGGCGACCAGATCGATATGCTGACGCAGGATGTAGTCGCGCACCGCGTCCGTACCCTCCCGCTCGCCGATCATCTCTAAGGTGGCTTTCTCCTCGCCCTGAAGGGAGTCGAAGACGAAGCCCACGGCCTTGCCGAGATTTTCCTCGATGTTCTTCATGCCGGCGAGGTGGGGACTCTCGGAGAAGGTCTCCAGCGCGTTACGCCGGACGGCCTGCCGCTCCTTCTGCTCGCGGTACAGGGCGCGGGAGCGCTCCACCTCCGCCATAAAGGCGTTGGCGAAGGTCTCCACATCGTCGAAGTTCAGCTCCTTCGCCAACTGGTCGATGTTGCCGCGGCTCTTCTTCTCGCCCAGCGCCGCCTTGGGGTACCGGAAAAATGCCTTCCGCTCGGCGAGATTGAACGCCTTGAGCCCGCCGGCCTCGGTGAACCAATCGTACTCGCCCTTCCTCCCGATGGCGCCCCGGGGGATGATGATCGGGCTGCCGCCCCGGATGTGGTCGAGGATGGGGAAGCCCACGGGGTCGTCGTTCTCAAGCTGCGCCTGCGTGCGCAGCTCTCCCACCCGCACGGGAGCGGAGATGTCGTCGTCCAGAGTGACGCCGGGAAGTTTGAAGCGGATGTCGGCCCGGGCGTCGTCGAAGCGGCGCGAAAGGGGGATCAGGTCGCCGTTGTCATCGTATGTGGCGGCGTCGGCGGACTTGATCTGCGAGGGCTTAAAGACGGCGTAAGTATCTGATCGCGCTCCATTCTCGAAGTTTTGAATGTTGCGAACGTGAACTCCATCTTTTCCTGCCTCGCGAGCGTCACGAATCCATCGTTCCATCACATCTGGTTCGTAAAGCTCGCCGTGTGCGTCCACTTCCGCAAAATTTCCCTTGAGCCATGCACGAACAGACGAGGTTGATCCTCTCGGATACGGAAACTGAACAGCTTCGTCTTTGGAATCGCTAAAGAAAATCGCTTCCTCTTTACCCTCACGACTTGTCCGAAACTCCGTGATTGGAGAAATGCTGCGAGTACCATGCCAGCCTTCCACATCATACCCCGCCGCCTTCGCCGCCTCGTCCACCATCCTCTGCGCGGTATCCATGTCGCCCCGCGACACGGCGTCGGCATGTTCGGCATCGAGCTTGACGCCGGGAAGTTTGAAGCGGGGTTGCCCCTGCATCACGGAGTCGCGCATGGCGGGGGTGATCGGGAGAGAGTGCGCAACCACCACATTCTTGTCATGATACGAAGTGGCATACCCTTCGCCCATAAGCCCGCGCTGGCGCATTACAGTATGCGCCTGCTCGGCGGTAGCGTACCTGTCCTGATTGACAGGAACGCCGTCGCGCAAAATCGCCCAACCGTCAACCTCGGCCCCCATTTTCACATCCTCCACCCGTGCCCCGAACTTCTTGCCGATGTCGTTTGCGATGGAGGGGAGTATCTGGTCGTAGAACGTCCTCATGCCCTCGCCGCCGACCTTGAGGTCGAGGCCGCGCAGGGTGAAGAAAGCCGGGTTGGAGGGGGCGGACTTGGGCCACGGCTTACCCTTGTTGCGGTCCGCGCCCTCGATGAGCTTGGCCGCTAAGTCTTTCCCGATGGTGTCTTCCATCTCGGCGGGGGTGAGCTTCTTGCCGGAGCGCGAGTACGGCGCGATCTCATCGCCCCGCATGTCCTCGATGATCAGGTTGTACGTCCCGTCTCCGTTGGATATGGCAGAGGCCATGCTGATATGCTTACTCAGGTCATACCGTTCCGCCTGCTGCTCGCCAGTGGTCCACGCTATTCTATCGAAGTTGTTCTCGGCCGCCCAGCGCAGCATCCGCTTGAACGCCAGCCGCGCCCAGCCCTTGCTGGTGTCCTTGAAGGGGGCGTCGGGAACGCCTTCGGCGGCTTTACTTATCGCCGCCTCCTTGGTGCCGCCGACGATCTTCGTAACCTCGTTGCCCTTGGCATCGTTTATTTGCCAATGGTTGAATCCCGCATCCGGCGCAGAAAGCAGTCGAGCCGTCCACCCAGTAGTGTCTTTTGCGTACCCCTTCTTCTTGCCCTCCTGATGCCGGTCCGATTGAACCTCCTCCAAGAACAGGGTCTTGTCCCCGTTGGCGGCTTGCCTTTCATTGAAGCGGATATGTGCAAGGACGTTGGGTTCTTCCCAGTGGGAGGAACGGTATTGTTCCCCGACAGGCACATCTTGATAATATTCGGCCAAGTGCTGTTTGGCCTCGCTTTCATAATCGTACCCCTTGCCAACAGTGCGCCCCTTGTTATTGTCGAAAACCCACCAATACCCATTTTCTTCTACAAGGTAGTACCTTTCTCTGTTCGGCAGCGTCAGCAGAAGCTCCCGGTAGTTCTCGCCGCCGGGAAGCTGGTACTGCTCAAATTTCGTGGCGTTGTCGAGGTCTTTCCCGATGCGCAAACGCCGCGCAAGCTGTTCATATCGGGCGTCTTGTTCAGGCGTCCTATCGCGCCCGAGTCGTGCAAGTGGCGTCAGCTCTTCCTGCATGTCAAGCTCCGCCTGCGTCTGCCCCTTCACCACCTCCCGGATCTCCACGTCCTTGGTCGCCTCCAGCACCTCCGCCTTGGTCACATAGTCGCCGGGGTTCTTGCCGTCCAGAAAGTCCTTGAGGCCCGTCCACTCGATCTCGTCCGCCTTGACGCCGGAGCGGGACGGGTCGATCATGCCGCGCAGGGCCATGACGGTCATGCGGTTCGGCATCTTGGCCTCCAGCGTGCGCCGGAGCTGGCTGAAGAAGACAGGCTCGGCCGCTGCGTCGAGCTTCACCCCCGCCAGTTTGAACCTCGGGGCGTTTCTCGCCACAGCATCCTGCCCCCCGACCTTGGCCTCGTCCGAGACGATCTGCGTCGCCTGGAGGGCGGGATGAAGGGCGGCAAGATTCTTCAGCGCCGTGTTAGCTTCATCGACCCCCAGATAAGGGCCGGTCACATACCCCCGCGAATCCGGAGTGTCCCGCAGACGGCTTTCCGCCCCGGCCGCGCGCATGATCTCTGCCACGGTGATTTTTTTCGACTTGGATTTAGCGGGAGTGGCGATGCGGAACGCGAACACCGCCCCGGCCCCGATCTGATCGCCCGTGGTGCTGCTGTAGGTGGGGGTCACTTTCACACGGCCGGCATCGATTTCCAGCGCCCCGTCCCGCGCCACGGGGCGGATATCCATCACATCCGTCACCTTCTCCAGCCGGGAGGAGACAATCTTCTTGGCGTTCGCAACCGTGACGCCGCGCGGCATCATCAGAACGAAGGAGGAGAAATTCCCGTCGGCCGGGAGCGCCCGCACGATTTGAGAGGCGCCACTCGCGCCCGTCGCCACGATGTTGCCGATAAGCGCCTGCGCCACGTCCCCTGCGATGATCGTCCGGTCTTCCTTGCGGGTGAGGGTCTCGTTGTAATTGCGCTCCGAACTTTTAGCCGCGTTGGAGAGGATCTTGTCGGCGAAGATCGACAGGGGGATCGTGGTCACGCCGCGAATGGTGTTGAACGACACCTTGACGCGCCAGTCCGAAGCCGTCTGCGCCGTGCCGCTCGGGGGAAGGCGCGCCTCTATCGGGACGAACCAGCGCCGCCCCCCGCCAACGTCGTCGCGGACATAGTACACCTGCCCGATACTGTCCAGAGCGCGCTCCAGCACCTGCGCCGTGTTGCCGTAAATCCGTTTCAGCCAGGGGTTGGAGGTGCCCGCAATCGCCTTGTCGATCTTGGCCTTTGCGTCATCCAACATCGTCGGATGCTTCGCCTGCCACGCTTGAGCCGCCGCTACCGCTTCGGAGGCGGTCAGAATCTTGCCCCGCCCGAGCACCGGCACCTCATAAGCACGCATCGCGGAGTCGGACAGAAGCTGCTCGACCGTCAGCGGCACGCGCCCGATGTCACCGGCCTCCAGATCGTGCAGCCCCGCCTCGCGGGCGTTATCCTGCAGCGCCGCCACCTTGGCCTGAATCTGACCGATAAACTGCTCCTGCTCCCGCACAGGCAGAAACTGACTGATGGAGGTCGCCGCCCGGATCCCCGTCGATGGCCGCAGGGCGTTGATCGCGGCCACGACAGGATTGCGCTCCGCCGCCAGCTCCGCCAGCGCTTTGTCGCCGAATACGTTCATGAAATCGAGCGCGTCTTCGACCTCTTCGCCATACCCCGCCTTACTCACGCCGGAGGTGTTGGCAGAGAGGCTGCGTAACTTGCTCATGAGAATGGCCGCGTTGCGCTGCTCACCCGCCGCCGATGTGAAAACGAGATAGTAGATCGGCTTTGAGAGCTGGTTCTTGCGGTTCACACGGCCGAACATCTGCATCATCTCGTTGATGTCCCACGCGGGCTGCAGAACGAACAAGACGCGCTGCGCCTGATTGCGAAAATCACTACTGGCATGGGCGGAGAGCCCCGTAGACCCGGAGCTGCTCAAAACTAGCACCATGTTCGGGCTGCCGTCCGGCGCCCCCTGATTGAATTGGCGGATAACGGTGTCTGGGTTGGGCTTGATTCTGCGTACGACAACGCCGTTCTGAACCATGAGGGTGCGACCCGTCACCTCACCGAACTGGTACCCGGCGTTCTCCACGATCTCCCGCACCCGGTCAATGGGCGAGGCGGGGAGATTCTGCTCCCGAAGATAGTCGGCCGCGGACCGGGCCTCCCGCACAAGGGCGTCGGCCGCATCGCGCAGCATGGTGGCCTCCTGTGTCTTGACAAGCCGCACCAGCTCACCGAAGCCGGCGGGGGTCAGAATGGAGGCGCTGGAGCCGTCGGGCATCTGGATCGATACCGCCCGTTCGGAAATGCGCGTGAGATAGCGCCCCACGTCGGCCTTTTGCCCTAGACCGATCTCTGTCAAAAGCGCCTGATTGGTGTTGTAGAGCGTCACCACAGGGGCACGGCCCGCGCGAAGCTCCGCCACGGCCGCGTTTGCCACGGTCTCGGCCTTGAGCGCCGTGTAGATGAAGGATGCCGTATTGTGGAGGCTTGACATAAATGCCGCGCCGTCCATGTTCACGACGGGCGCTCCCTTCTGCAAGCGGGAGTTTACCGTCTTCACCATTCCGCCAAACCGTATGACCGACCGCACCGCCTGGTTGAACACGTCCGCGATCTGCTCTTCACGTTGGGATAACGCCGTCCGCTCTTGCGGGGAGCCGAGGGTGTCAATGGTCGTCAGCTTCTCAAATATCACATTCTCGTAATCCAGCTCGTGCCGGACATAGAAACCCCGCTCAGTCAGCCGTGCTGCCAGATACTGCTGGAAGGGCACGCCGCCCACCATCAGAGCCTTCTCCATGTCTTCGTCGTTCTTGAAGAATTGGGAGTAGCCCGCCCGTTTGTAGAGAGTCATGTTCTCGCCGCGCTTGGCGAAGGTGGCCGAAGAGAAGACCACGCCGGGCTTGGCCAGATCGGCGAACTCGCGCAGTACCGCGCCGCGGTTGGAATCCGCCCCCGCCGCAAGATGTGCCTCATCCATCACCAGTGCCCCCTTGCCGGAAACAAGAAGTTTCTTGATGAGGTCGATTTTAAGCCGGGTGTTGGCGGTCGGGTTCTGCACCTGCGAGTAGGTCAAGAAAATGGCGTTTGCCCCTTGCGGCAACTTGCCTTCCGACAGCGCCGAGTTCCGCCGAACGGGGGTGAAAAACACGGGCATGGAGAAGGCGTCTGCGTCTTCCGAATCCGGGTCTTCGTTCTTTGGCGCCTTGTAATCGTTCATCACAAGGGGCTTGAAACGATCCTGTGCGCCGATGGCTGTGATATCGCGCCAGATGTCCGTAAACAGCTTGGCCTGCGCCGTGAGGAAGATCGGCACGCGCCCGTTCAGGATATGGTAATCCATGACTGATGCCATGACTCTTCCCTTGCCGGCACCTGTCTGGCTTCCAACGATAAAGCCCGTGCCCTCGTCGATCTTCTCCAGGGCGAGACCAAGGGTGTCGATCTGCGAGCCGTCCAGCTCCTTCTCGGTCATCGGGCGGCGCATTTTTTCGGCGACAAAGGTATCGATCCCCTCCGGATGGCGTTCATCGAATGAGATAAGGGCTGCAGCCATGCCGCCCGCCAGCTCGCGGGGCACCTTCATGGGGCTTGCGACCTTCACGGCGGAGAGGGGATCGTAATCGAGCTGCGCCTTGTCCTCCTCGGCGTCCATGTCAGTGGTACGGGCAGCGTTCCAACGCGCCTCGAACGCCTCACGCAATGCCGGCCCCATAGAGTTGAAGCCGGTTCCCGTAACAAACCCGTTGGCCGGATTGGCGGCAAGGTGCTTGGCGATGGCGTCCGCCACCTTTATTCGGGCCTCGGCAATCTCCGCCGGCAGAGAAAGAATGTGGCGGGCGAGCTGATCGGGATTGTGTACCTTCCCGGCAAATTCCTTATCCCAAATTTTCCCGTTGATCTTCATCATGAAGGGGTTAAGGGTGAGACCCGTTTCGGGTGTGACAAGCCCGAGCTCGATGTCTTGAGAGAGACGATAGCGGAGGGTCCCTGCGGCGCCCTCCTTCACGCGGGCAGCATTCACCTCGGCGCTCGACGCCTCGGCATTACCCTGTGCCTCTGCACGCGCCTGTTCCGCCTTGCCGGACAGGTCAAGGTTGTTCGCCACACGTTCGCCTAAAGTCTCCGCCCCCGGATCGTACATCTCCGCCACGGCGGCGCGGATATGCTCCCAGGTCGAATAGCGGGCGGGAAGGTCGCGCATCGGCATGTGGGGGTTCATCTCGCTGCCGTCGGTCTTCTCCATGAGCAGGACTTCGACAGGGAAAGACGCCCCCATCTTGCGGTACAGTGCCCCGTCCGCGATGAAATGCAGCGTGGCCTTCCAGCCCCGCCGGTTCAGCTCCTGATGAAACTTGGCGAACGCCCCGGCGGTGTAGACCCCCGCCAGCGCCCCGGTCGGCATTTTCATGGCGTTGCGCCCCGGAGCCGCCCCGATGAAGAACAGGGTGTCGCCCGGCACGGCGGATTCGATAGTCTTCAGCGCGATCTTGTGCTCCAGCTTGTAGCCGGACTCGTCCGCGGGGCCGAATGGGGGATTCATCAGGAAGGCGCGTTTGCCCTTGCTGGCCGCGTCTCTGATCGCATTCTGGAACTCTTCGGCCCCATAGTCCCCTGTAAAAATATGCGCCGCCGTCCTCATCTCCTTTGTAAGGAAATCGGTCAGCCGTGAGGAGCGCCCCGCATCAAGTTCGTTCGCAAGGATCATGTCAGGGCTGCGCACAGTTGCAAGTAACCCCCCGTTGCCCGCCGTGGGTTCGACAATCGTCGCCCATTTTCCATCTCGCGCGGTGCCCATCGCCGCCTCCGCTCCGATGGCGGCAAGCGGGGGCGGAGTGCTGTACGCCTGCCGCTCCTTTGAGTCGGCGGTGCGAGTAGCCGCTGCCTTGCGCGCCTCATAGGCGGGCAGCTCGACATCCATCACGGCCAGCGCCGGGGCGGCGGCATACTCGGCATCGGGGATCGCCCGAACCCGCGCCTGCGTCTCCGCATTGGCCTGCAACTCGGCGATCTCCTCGGCGTCCTTGGCGTCGGTGGGGTTGGCGCGTTTCTGATCTTCGGCGGATAGATTGGCAACAGGAGATTTGACCTCGACTTTCGGCTTTTGTCGTGATTTGTCCCGCTCTTGCCGTAATTTGTCCAACCTTGAAAGCTCTTCTTCACTCCACGCATCAACCTCATACCCGGCTGGTGTGGGAGGTTGCGGGGCCTCCTCGCGGCCTGCGGCACGCCGCAACACATCAACCTCGGCAAATCCGCCGTTTGTGAACGTAAAAGACCCGCCAACGGGGTCAATCTTGATCGCCTTGTTTTTCCGGTATGACGCCAGCGCGGTTTCGGCTTCCGGCTTGGTCAGCCCTGCGGTACGCATGGCGAAGTCGATGAAGGCGTTTTCGGCGTTAACGATGCGCTGCGCGACGGCGCGCATTCCGGGGATAGTTTCTTGCGAAGCGGCGGGTGCCTTCGCCGCCTGCTCCTTGTCCCACTCCGCCTTTGCCGCGGCAACGCGCCTGCGGTAGGCGCCGGTGTTCTCGCCGTACTTGATCTTCGGGGGCTCGAATTGCGCCACGGCGGGGGCTGCTTCCTGCTCGGCCTGGGGGGCTGCCGGAGCGGCCTCGCCCTTCTCATCCGGCACGATCTCAAACTCCTCGCCCGTCCAGTTCGCGGTCTCGTCGGGGTGGGCTGCGACATAGCGCATCATCTCCTCTTCGGAGGCGAACTTCATCTTGGGGGCGGGGGCGGGCGGCTCGGCTTTGGGGGCCTCGGTTTTCGGAGCCTCAACGGGCTTCGCTTCGGCTGTCGGAGCACTGTCGGATGCTGTCGGAACGGCCGGTTTCGCCCCCTCCTTGTGCCGGTTGGAGAGCTTCTGGTTGTGGGTCGCCCACTCCGTGACACCCCACTTCTCGCTGCCTTCGGGGGCCTTCCCGCCGCCGATGATCCGCACGGCGCTGACGGTCTCGGACGCGCCCTTGACGCGCATGAGCGCCGCCATCCCGTTCAGCACCTTCCCGTGATGGTCGCTGGACACGTAGAACACCTTGGCGTTCCCGCGCTTGCTCTGACGCAGATACGTGCGCTTCCCGCCGACCGAGACGCCGGGGATCTCTACGTACTCGCCACCCCGCTTGAAGCGGCCCGAACCTTGCCTCGGTACACGGTGAAACTCCACCTCGGCATTCTTCTCGGCTATCTCCACAGCACGCTTTTGAAGTCCTTCGCCTTCGGGCTTCCCACCCGTTCCGGCAGCTTCTGATCCTTGGGCGTCTCCGCCTCCATCTTTTTCAGCACCTCCGGCTTGTTCTCCGCCAGCCACTTTCTCTGCGCCTCGCTCTTGATCGGCATTCTGTACCTCCTTGGGTTTCTGATTCAGCAGCTCCAGATCATCCGGAGCCACGCCCTCCATGCCCGGCAAGGGCGGGGTGCTGTCGCCCAGATCGCCCTTCAGCGGCGCGGCGGCCTTCTTAGCGATCTCGTCCCGCTCCTCCTGCTTCTTGCGCTGCGCCTCGACCTTCGCCTTCTCCGCCTCGATCTCGGCGGGGGTGCCGCCTTCGAGGACGAGGGGCACGGCAGGGGCCTCCCCCTGCCCCGCTTCAGAGGTGGGCACAATCGGAGCCCCGTCGCTCTTTGCGGGTGCAGGGGGAGGCACGATCTCGAAATTCTCTTCGGTCCAGTTAGCCGTCTCCTCCGGATGCGCCTCCACATACTCCAGCATCGCCTCTTCACTGGGGAAGGTCATCTTCGCCGCGGGGGTTGCCGGGGCGGGGGGCTCGGATTTGGGAGCTTCGGCTTTGGGCGCTTCAGGGGGTGTCTCGACCGGCGCCGCCTCCTCCACGGGAGCTTTGGCCTTTTGCTTCGCTTCAAAGGCCGCTTTGATGTCCTTTGCCGCCGCTACCGCCTCGGGAGACGGAGCTGCGGGGGGTTTCGCTTCGGAAGCCGCGACTGGTGGCACCGTCTCTGCGCCGGGGGCTTCCTCCCCTTGTGCGGGCATAGCTTCGGGCGCGGCCTCTCCTGCGGGCTCTACGGCCTCTTTCTCGCCGGTCTCGGTCCCGGCTGCCGCAATCGGGTCTCCGGTAAATGCCGGGGCGGGCACTTTCCACGCATCCGGCCCGCCGTACAGATCGACTTTTGCCTCACGCCCGCTGTACATGATCAAAGCCACCGCCCGGCGCACATCCCGCATGTTCTTGGCGCTCTTGTCCTTGCCGCGCAGCAATGTGACCAAGCCGTCGCCAAACCGCTTGCGGAACAGGGGTGTCATCCTCTCCTGCTGCATCGACAGGACTTCCCCCACGGCACCGGCATCCGTCAGCTTGACACCCCGAGCGGCATAGTCCGCCCTCACCGATTCCACCGCCTTGACAAACTTCTCCAGCCCGCCCGCGCCGGGGGCGATGATCTTCGCCTTCTGGAACTCCGCCGCGATCCAGTTGACCGTCTTTCCGGCCATGAGCTTCGTCAGGCCCGCCTCATCCGCCACGCTATGCCCGGTCTCATGCTTCACATTGTACACCAGATCGTCGAAGGAGGTGATCGCCGCGACGTTCAGGACAATCGTGCCGTTGGGGGCGGTCAGGGCGGGATTGCCGGATTTGTACTCTGCCTCGTCCGCGCCTTCTGCCACCGCCGCCGCCTTCATGTCCTTGTCGCTCTGCACCAGCACCACGTTGCGGCCGGGGGCGAACACCTGGGCGACCCGCGTGGCGATCTCGGCCCGCTTCTCCATGTGAAGCTGCCGCCCCTGCTTCGTCTGGCTCATCTTCTCCGCGCCCTTTTGAGCCTCCTCCGCCGTGTTGAACGTCATGGGGGAGAGCACGCCGTCCCGATCGCGCACAGTGATCGCCGTACCTTCCAGCGTGGAGGTATAGTCCACCGAGAAACCAGACTTTTCATCATCGACCGTAGCCGCGCCGTTCGCCGCCTCTTTCGCCACATCGACAGAGAAGTTGGGCTTGATCCCCTCGCCCGTGCGCATGAACAACTCAGAATCAATCGCCCGCTGCGCGGATAGGGAGAGCCACTCGCCTGCGTCTTTGAACACCTCGGCGTACTTGTCCCGGTTGGCCTCCGCCTCATAGAAGGCGACGAACGCCTTGTATTTCCGCTCGTCCGACATATAGGCGAGCTCGGCGTTGGTGTGGCCCGCCGCCATCAAGTACGTGTCGATAATGTGGCGCCCCCTTTTTGTCTGCACCGCGTGCATCGCACCGCCGCCCAAGGTGAGGAGATACTGAAGGGCGAACCCCTCGGCAAGCGCCGTCAGGTTCTCCCACGATACGAACCCCTTATTGACGCCATCACCCCATGCAAACTCCCTGGTCTTCTCCCCGATCGTCATCTGCCGGGTGCCGGCCACGGCGTAGCCGCTCTTCTCCCCGTAGCGGGCGAGCATGCGCTTGGCCGTCCGCTCTTCATCCGAGCCGGGCTCCACCCGCATCTGCTCTATCTCGCCCGTCGCCTCGTTAAACACGTTCTTGACGTAGACAGGCACCTCGGTGTCGGAAGGGCGCTGCGCGAACACGGCATCCCCCCACTGCTGAATGCCCTCCTCCCCCAAGAGTTCGGTAAAGGGATTATTCGTTGCCGACAGCCCGGCTATCCGCAGAACCCCTTTTGCGAACTCGGCGATACCCCTCCCGATGCGGGTCTTTAACACCTGTCTGGCCAGGGCATCGTACCCCTTAGAGGCCCCTTTGCTAATACGCCCGCCAGTCAGTAGCTTATCGGCTCCTTTGAAGACCGCTCCGAGAATCTTATCCAGCAGAACCTCCGTCGCCGCTTCAAACGCCCCATAAGCGTAGCCGCGCAGCCGGGCGTCGTCGTAGTCCGTGCCCGCCTTCTCCACTTTGCCCGTGTCCGGGTTGATGTCGGCCGACAGAAGCTTGGTGGTCTTGTCCACACCGGACACAGCCCCCCCAAGCACCCCCGAACCTATCATCGCGGCGGTCTTAACCCCCGCCGCCGTCAGTCCTGCCGCTCCCGCAATGCCGCCGGTCAAAGCGCTACCGACCAAGAACGTGTTGCCGGAGCCCACCGCGGGCATGCCCTTAGCCACCAGCACCCCCGCCTTCTCAAGAAACCCAAGAAACCCGCCGGTGTTCCCCGCCAGCTCCTCGCGCAAGGCAAGCTCCTCCTTCGCCATTTCCATGATCTGCGCCCTCGCCATGGCGCTCGACTTCGCCGCCGCGTAGATCGCCTCTGCGCGGGTGCGGGCGTCCAGCGGGGCCTCGGGGGTGTCGTACTGGTTCACCAGATCGATAATCTCCTTGGGAACGGAGGCGTCCTGCTCCGCGCGGGTCATGTCCTCGATCTTTTTGAAGGTGCGCAAGTTGGGGCGGGGCACGCCCGCCATACCTGTAGCGATCTGCGCTCCGATATCTCTCGTGTCCCCGACCTCCAGCTCCTGTCTGGCCGCAATGCGGCTGACAAGGGCGTCATTGCGTCTGCGAATCGCCCCACCCGCATGGGCGTATTGATAAAACGCCGCTTTCAGCCCGAACCCCTCCACATTGCCTTCCGGCGTCATGCGGTTGGCTTCTTCGGGGTCGCCGCTTTCCGCCAACTTCATCAGCGTGGAGTAGCTGGGGAAGTTCAGGGGGTTGGTCAGGCGCCGCGCCACGATGGGGTCTTCGGGGGTCATGCCGTGATAGGCCGCCCATTTCTTGATGCGCTCGTACTCCTTCGGGTCGGCCAGCTTCGCCCGAAAGGCGGAGAGGGGACCTCCGGCAGCCGGCGCGGCTTGATCAACAAGTGTCACCCCCTCAAAGTCGGCAAATGGATCGCTCGCGGCTTCGACCAGTTTCACGCCCTCGAACCCCTCGAAAAGATCGTTCATGTGACTCTCCTAGAAAATGGTGATGCCGTACTTCTGCTGCAACGTCGCCCGGTTTTTCGGGTTGTCCGGCATTCTTGCCGTCTGCCCGTTAATCGTAACAACAAGCTCTCCTTTGTCAAGCTTCGCTTCGACCTTTGGAGATTGCCCCGCGGGCGCGGCCCCTGCGGTGGCGCCGGGCTCCTCCCCGATCGCCAGAACCTTGTCCAAGAGCGCCTTGGTCTTTGCGCGGAGTGCCACCTTCTCAGGGTCCGGGGGCAGTCCCTTCTTCTTGGCGTATCTCATATCCTCGTCGTAGGTGTTCAGAATAGCGCCCAGCTTCGTGACGGATGTGGCGAGATCCACCTTCGCCGGCAAGATCCCAAGCACTTCCCCGACCTGATTCTTCAACTCCTGAAGCTTCATCGCCCGCTCTGTGCGCTTGTCCTCGACCGCCAGCGTGGTATCGCTCTTAATGCCCGCAACCTCCTTCGCGATCTGATTTTTGAGCTGTTGAATCTCATACGCCTGCATGTACTTGTCCATGGCGATGTTCATTCGGGTGTTGTTGGTGTCCCTTGTCTTATACATCTGGATGAACTCGCCGACACCTTTTTCGCCATAGAGGGAATGCGCCACCGCGAGAAGCGTCATGGGGTCTACCTCTTGCCGCTGTTTGCCCACCTTCCCTTGCTCATCGGACGCGATCACATCGTACCAGAGACCTTCCGGCCCGCCGCCCATCCCGACAATGCTGCCCGGATCACCATCCGCCACGCCGTTTGCCTGATTTATCCGGCTCAACGTGGCGGTCGGAGTGACACCGTTCAGAGCCGCCGTGATGAGACCCGCCCCGAACGCACTCTGGCGAAACTTGGTCAATGTCGCACGCCTCGCCTGATCCTCATCAAACTCCGCTTGTGCCTGTTGAAGCATAAGCTTGGCGTTCTCCTGCTGCATTTCGCGCAGAGATTTCCCGGCGTCAAACTCCTGTTGCTTCAGCCCGATTTCCTGCTGCTTCAGTGCCCTGTCGGCATTCGCCTGTTGCATGCTCGCCTGAAGCTGCGCCCGCTGCGCTTGGGCCTGCGCCTGAAGCTGCTGCGTCTGCATCGCCATCTGCGCTCGGAGTTGTTGCGTCTGCATCGCTATCTGCGCAGCAATTCGCTGCCGCTGCAAAGCGGCCTCATGCGCCCTCGCCTCTCGGGCCTGCCCGATCTCGACCGAGCCGTCAAATATCCCTTTGAACGCCATAACGATCTCCCTTCTTTACGCCTTGCCGAACAGTGCGGTAAGCACATTATACTTCTGTTGGGTGAGCATTGACAAGAGACTGCCCCCCTGTGTGGAATAATAATCCGCCGCCACCGCCTGCGCGTTGACCTGCGTATTTGCCGCCGCTGTACGGGCGCCCGCTCTGCCTATGGCCGCGTCGTTCACGTTCGCCGCGATGCCCATCGCCAGATTGCCGGAAGCGGCGTACATGTTGCCCTGGGTGGCAATGATGTTCGCCGCCTGCGCCTCCAAAGACCCTTTCGATGTGAGAGCCGCCGTCGCCTTGCCCTGCGCGTCAGACGCCGCCATGGTCGCAGTGATGGCCTCATCGGAGAACGCCTTGCCCATGCCGCTTGCCTCAAGCGCCATGGCGAATCCGCTCCTAAGAGCGTCGGCCTGAAGCGACAACCCGGTTTTGCGGGCAGCCGTCATCATCGCGGCCACGCTCGCCTCTTCACGCTCTTTGATCTTCCCGAGCGCCGCCGCCACCGCTCCCGACCCCGCCGAAATACCTCTTCGAGCCAGCGACATCAGCAGATCCTTCTGCGCCACGTCCGCAGCCTTCCGTGTGGAGGTCGCCGCGCCAGCGGCCATAGCGTCAGGGGACATCTGATTGTAGAGACGGGCAAATTCGCCGGCCATTCCCCCCGCGTTGGGGTCCATGCTCAACAAATCCTTGCCCGCGTCGAGCCAAGGAAGGGCGTTTGCCCTGGCGAATGCCGCATCCCGCTCCATCGAGGCGGCAAACTGCTTAAAGATATCGGCGGTCTCTCCGACCTCCCTTGCGGTCTGCATCACGTTATCGGCGAATCCTCCTAACTGCCCCGCAGTCTCGGTCAATGCCGCCCCCGCCGAACGCGCGGCGTTCAGATCAGCATTGCTCTGCGCCGCCGCAAGGTTCAGATCCCCGGAAACGGTCTGAAGATTCTGCGCGGCAGCTGTGCTCGCCGCCCCGACGGCGGTTTCTCCCGCCCGCACCAGCCGGGTCGCCTCCGCGCCGGCTGCCGCCGCGGCCAATTCGCCCGGGGACTTGTTCTTAACCCCACTATCCCCGCCCTTGAAATACCATAAATCGTTCTTGAAGGGTGATGGCATATTCATCGCCCCGAACTTGAACGCCTCTTCTGTGTATCCGCTGATCGGCATAATCTCACCCCTTTCCTTCCGCAAGCATCGCCAGTTCAAGCGCCGCAATCCGCGCGGCCAGATCTTCCAATACCTTGCGCGCCACCGGGTCTTTCACCCCCAGCGTGCTCACTTTTTTACCAGAGCCCACTTTCCTGTCAGCCATTTTGCAGTTCCCCCATGCTCGAACCGATTTTGACACACTCGATATCATCCATCGCCGTCACCTCGATCTCGAAATACCGCTCTCTGCGGATTTTAGGCAGCCGGCGAGGTACTTCATCGGTGATCGGGAGATTGATGTCGCTGTTCGCGGATGTCATCTCGGGAGAAGAATAGGCGTTGATGCGCAACGCTACCGCCGCCGGGAAAAACGACCCGTTGCGGCAAACCTTCACGCTGTTGAACTCCGTCGGAATCGCGGTCTCGAACCTGCGAGAGCGCCAAACGAATGCCTTGTTCTCCGTCCCGCCCTCGAACAACCAAAGACCCGCGCCCGTCACGGGTGTACCGGGAACGACTGTCGGCGGGGGATCTATCGGCGGGGCATCCATCCCGAGCACGGCCAGCACGCCCTGATTCGTGACCGAGACATTGAGCACCGTCTTCGGGACAGATGTCACCGCGTAGGCCAGATCGACAAACCCCGAAAGCACATAACCCGCCGCCGTAGTGACCTCCATGCTCACCGAGTCGCCCTCGGTGAGCATCATGTCCGCATACTGGCGCCCGATCAACGTGGCAACCAACGTCCCATTGACCGACACGAGCCCCACCGCATGCGGCACATCCGCCGGGTTTAAAAAGCCGGCGCGGAATGGGACATTGCCCGTAACGGGAGGAACAATCGAGGCGGCAAAAAACACGTCGCGATGAAGCGCCACCCCCGATGGGCTAGAGTCCGCAAGAGGATAATACCACGCAACGGTGCCGCGCGGCAGACCATAGGAGTCGACCCATCCCGCGAACTCCCAACCTGTCCCGGCGATAGCCACAACATAGGCATTGTCTCCAGGGTTGAGCTGATAGTCCGCACCGCCAGCCTCAGTGACGGTATAGTCTTCTACCGTCGTGTCGGCTCTCCATATCCTGACGGCAATCGAGCCGCGCCCCGCATTGCCCGCCACAAAACCCACATGAAACAGGGTTGTGTTGACGGGGGGAACAATAATCTCGGGCGTGAACGTCGCCAAAAAAACATACCCGTCGGTGTCAGGGTCTACCGTGTAGGTGGCGTCTGTTGACACCACCTCTTCGGCTGCGTTCAGCCATGACACAAACGTAAAACCCGCGCGGGGGACGGCATGTAAAATGACTTCATCGCCGGGCTGTACCTCCGGGCTCAAAATCCGAGAATTGATCTCCCCCGTGGACACCCCGGCGATCTCCGCCGAGACCGTTCCCTGCTCCATGTCCTCTTGCTCGTGATAGCCAACCGTAATTTGATAGGGAACCTCGGGGGTGGTAGGCGCAACATAGGGCACCCAGCGCACGCGATACTCAATGTCCACAAAAAACTTCTGCCCCAACGCCGTGAGGTACGTCGCCCTGTAGGTGTCATCGTCCCATAAAAGTGTCGAACCTTTTCCGACAAACTCCCAGTCTCCGACCTCATGCGTACCTGCGGCGTTTGTAAGATGCACCCGCCGGTAGACCCCAAGGTATTCCCGGTAGGTGTCGAAACGTTCACTCTCGTATGGCCCCCACGACAAACCCACCGAGAACGCGATGCGCTCCGCCGTTGTGACGAGATTGTTTCTATTGACCTCCCACAAGACGGTGTCTGCCGCTGTAATACCCAGCGCCGTCATCTCTTCCTCGGTAGCGCCCCACGCGGTCAACATTGCGGCAAACGACCCGCCAGAAGCATCTCCGTTCCACTTGGCAGACTTCTTCGGAGAAAGGGGTGTAAAACACATCTTATCCAGTGCCGTGGCGTGTTGCTCATCCGACCACATAACGTAAGGTACTTTGGGCTCGGGCACCGTCCCGCCGGGGGGCATTGCCAGCACCGGGTGAGGGTCCTGCGTGAAAATCACCCACCTCGGCGCGACCGTCGCCTTCAGCTTGAGCATGATTTTCTTGATGCCCTCGTTGACCGTAATCACGGCGGTCTGCTCGCTGGAGATGTAATTTCCAGCGGGCCATACGAGTCTGTTTTCGGATGTGATCGCCTCGCCACTGTCCTCCCATGTGTGACCAAAATAGCCATCGATCCACGCCGCGAAATAAAATCCCGGGTCCGGTGTGCAGGTCGCCGTAACGGTGTCCCCAAGTTCAACGTTGATATAGGGATACTCGTCGAAATAATCCGGATATGGAGACTCCTCCTGCTCCGTGAGAGTCGCAAGGGGGATCGTCGCCGTAGGGTTGGCCAGCGTATTGAGGCGATATTGCATTGTGGCAGCGCCACTCGCATGACTGATAGTAGCCGCTCCGAATCCGCATCCCCAGTTATTTTGACCTGTGCCTATCATGGAGCCGGCGGCTTGCCACGCGGGGCCTCCCCAGCGCACGGGAGGCATTCCGATGCTCACGCTGACAGTCGCGCGTAGGCGAATCCGCACATGCAAGGTATCGTCAAGCGGAACGCCTGTGACGGTGTGCTTGCCAATGCGGGCGGCGGCTCGGGGAGAGGTCTGGGCGTTGTAGGTGCTGGGGTAATCCGCATTGCCCCCGCCGTCCAGCCATGTGGCCCCGCCGTCATAAGACACGTCCACACCGGCGATAGGCATGTCGATATAGGGGTTGTACGCCGCATCGCCCGCTGTCTGGATCTTGTTTGCTCCGACTTTGAATATCCCGATCTGCGAGCCGACAAACAGGCTGTGTGTCATTTCCGCAGGCACCGTGTCGTCGGCGTCCGCCGCCTCGTACGTCCAATCAAAATGGGAGGTGAGGGTGTCGGAGCCCTTGACGGTCAGCACAACATCGAGCGAGGGCTTCCGAAACCCGGCGGTCACAACGGTGTCGGCATCGAGGGCGAAGGCATATTCAACGCCCCCAGGCTCTTCATCGTGAAACCCTGCCGCATCGTCGCGCTGCCATAAAACGTGCTCATACCCGGCGACCGCCACCGGCGTCAGAGTGATCACCGTTCCTTCCGCCCATCTGTCGGGGGCGAGTGTGGGAGCGGGAAGTATCGTCACGGAGTTGTCCGGATCGGGCGAAGGTGGAACCGATACCGCATTCACGAGCAACCGCTTCAACGGGGGGAATCCAACTGTGACAACGACGCTGGTGGAGCCCGAGCCCGCCACAACCGGCCACTTGCCCCCGGACTCCGGCACAACCGCGCCGTTCACAGTAACCGACTTTACGATTGCTGTAGTGGGAGCGATACCGCTCGTCGTGAGAATGTACACGGTGCCCTGAGTTGTGCTCTTCACTGCCACGGGATCGTCTGGAAACGACACTTCCAGCAACGCCGAGCCGCCGATGGATAGCGCAGCCTCGGCTGCTGTGACCCCTACATCGTCAACCACAAGTTGAAGGGAAATTCCGGTACCGATAGGGGTACCAGCCCCACCGCCACCGCCACCGCCACCCGGAATATCCGGTTCTTCCGGGTCTTCGGGCACCGTAGTATCTTCTTCCGGCCCGACCGGCTCGCCATCCGCATCCACGGCAAACAGGATATATGCCGCCGACCAGAGTCTGCCCGTGTTGCTGTCGGTGAAGGTGCCCGCATCCGCCCCCAAGAACGTCCCCGCCGCAAGATCGCCGGCCCGCCTGCACATCACGGTATAATTCACATCCACCGGCTGATTGTAAGAGAGCCCATAGGCCCCGGCATATCCATCTTTGCCAAATACGCTCGCTCCCGCCGGGCTCTTAACATAACCGGCGCCTTTAAGCAGATAGGTGTTTGCGACGCTCGTCGCTACCTTGTCGTGAAGGTACCTGCTATATGCGCGGTACACAACACGATGCGCAAGCTCCCCCGTTTCCCGTGTCGTCTGCACTGCTTCGTACTCTGGATGAGATGGATCGGTGGTACCTGCGACAACCACCGCACTTCCTGGTACACTCTCACCAGTCGTTTCGTCGATAGAATAGACCGTACGTGTCCAGTGTTTAAAAGCGCGATCTGTTTCCTGACCGTCTACAACCCGCCCGTAAAATAGCGGCATCGCAGACTCGCCCGTGGCGTCCTTAGAGTAATACAATCCTGACGTGCTGTAATGTGCGACCTCTACACCGTTGTCGCCGGCCAGAACTTCAAACAACACAGACTTTGGGCGCCAGAACGCCGTATAGGTTACGGTGGTGCCTGTTTGGGGGGGCGACACCCTGATCTGCTCCGTCGTAATTTCCTCTTCAGTCTCGGTACATACCCATTTCCAGAACACGAGGGCAGGAGTGGAAGATGCATCATGTCCCTCGCCGTCGGCCAGAGGGGCCGCCGTGATGATGACACTATCATCATTCACATCCCATATGGGGGCTCCGGACTCATATGCTTCGCCGCTGTTCTCCAATGTAGCCGTAACAGCGGCATCCTGGGCTTTAAAAGCGGGGATATCCGTCACCTGAAAATTCACACGACCGATATTTATCCATGTCAATGGGATCGGCGGACCTTCTCCGAGAGTGGCGACCGATGATTGAATCTGCTCCGTGTGACCTGATAATCCCCATTCATCTACCACATCGTAGAAATAGCCGGTGCGGTAAATGTAAAACGGGGTCAATACCGTGAGTTCCGACAAAGGGGCCGGGCTCCCACGGGCTCCTCTGTGCGTACCTTGCGTGTCGATGGCACCGCTATATCTGGGCCATGACGACAGAACAGTCGGATTTCTCGTAAAAATCGCGTCAGGCTTGAAACTGAGCGACGTAGGCGGCTCACCAGCTCCCGCCCACTCCGCCACCTTCACATCGCCCAGCATGAGAATCGCCTCCATGATCAAGCCCTCCTCAGCATTACGACACCGCGATCCGCAATCGTTATTGCCGCCTCGCACAGCTCATCGTGGCATGTCATGGCGGAAAGGCCGTCGGCAAACACATAGCGCTGACAGCAGAAAACCGGATCGACCGCATTCGGGAACCACAAGAAAATCTGGTTGTTGTGAACCACGCCGAAGCTGGTCTCGGGGTGAAGGTCGCGCCAGGCTTTGCGGTCGAAGTGGTTCTGCGTCAGGTTCGTGACTTGGGTTTCGCCCGAGATGGGGATCATGTAAAGGCCGTCATCGGATGCGTACACTACAGATGCCCCGATCTGCACAACCGATCTGCGAGACACGCACGGCGCATGTGTAGCCGTAGAGGATACCGTCATCATGTCGGGGGAAGTGCCGGTGAACACAAGTGGAATATCATCCGTCAGAACAAGCACACTATTCCCGTAACTCACCAGCCGCACAACGGTCTGATCCACCGTGGAAATTCTGTTTGCCAACGGCCACACGTAAGGGAGGTCAACGTCGCTGAACAGCACCTCCCTGCGCGTTTGTAGATCGAACCCCGCATAAAACCCGCCGAACACCGACACAATACCACCCAATGTCTCCGGGGGGTTGTCCGCGTCGGGGGCCACCCCTCCTGCGTCCTTGTCGAGCACGTTCAGCGTGAGGGCGACAAATAGACCCGCATGTGTCGGTTGCTCGTAAACAAATTGGTACACCGCCGTTCCGTCTTCGTCCGCGAGGGACTTGTAAATCCGCCGCGCGGTCGCCCCGACCGGCGCGGCGACCTGCGCAATTTGCACCCAATCGCACACCGTCCCGTCATCAAAATAAGCCAGAATCGCGCTCGGAGGAGAAAGGGGCGATTCAAACCCGTTACGGTCAACCCATGTCTGCTTGTAGGTGGTATAGGCGTTTTTCAAGTCGCCCTGGGAGTACAATATCGACACAACCGGCTCTGCAAGGCGCGTCTTTATCAGCGCCGTCACCGCAGGCTTGGAGTTGACGGCGCTCCCGACCTGATAGCTGGCTATGTAGGCAGGATCGTCGGCATTGACATCGTACCCCGACACCACGCACCTGAACTCATTAGAGGCATCGATGTTTACCTCGGCAACTTCCTTCTCACTCGCCCACCATAAAATGACATCGCCAGACACGCGGTGCACAAACCGCAAATGCTTTACCGCCGCACCATCGTCCGCATCGCTGTAATCGGCATTCACCAGCGGATAATCAGACGAAACCAAAAGTGCCTGCTTCAACGGGCGGAGTCTGCCGTCGCGAAGGTCACAGTTCCATGCGACCTTCGCGCAGTTGTCCGGTTTGATTCCGACATTAGGTCGGGGCAACATGCCATTAAAAGTGTTGAACACGATTTTCATATCGCAAGAATCTCGGTTCCACGCGCCTGCCATTTGTCAGACAGCGCCAAATTCAGGGTATCGGCATTATCATCCGCCAGCACTCGGGCCGCCGCAAGAAACACCAACCCCTCGGAGTAGGCATCCAGTTCGCTTCTGACTGTCGTAGACACAGCGGCGGCAAAATTCACATCAGACTCCTCTGGAAGCAAGACTCCGCCCGAATAACACAATGAGGGCCGCATCTGCCGCGCCCTCCGTAGTGCCTCCTGCAGAGAGTCGGTGATCTTTTGGTCCGGTATACGGTACGGGGCCACCGCGTCGGACAGTTTGATCCTCGTATTCGCGATGTACTTTCCAATCGTCATGATCCCCTCATTTCTCAAGACCGGCAGGCATCCCTCCAAGGATGCCTGCCGTCAAGAGCGATTGGCCTCACTGCACAATCGCCGAAACCGGCCAGACACAGGCCGCATTTGTGTACTCATCCTGCGTGATTCGGACACGCAAACGCCCGCAAAACACGTCGTTCGTGGTGTCGTATCGCGCCGAGCCCGGCACCAGAATGCCCGTGACCGTATACAGCGGGCTTTCGATGCCGCTGTCATAGGCGTAGAACGCGATTGTGGCATTCGTGACGCCCGCGGGAACGGTGTACATCAGCGAACGCACCAGACCCACGCCTGTGCGCCCGGTTCCGCTGGCCATGATGACCGTCGAATCCGAGCCCGTGTTGAGCCAGATGTCCTTGACCACATTCGTAGCCCCCGCAACGACGGTGATCGACTCGTCGGTGATGCGGGCGACAGGCTCCTTGGCCTGCAACTGAACCGTCATCATGCCCAGAATGAGCAGAATGAACAGCGTACCTTTCTTCATCATCTTGCACCTCTTTTGTTTGTGTTATTCTGGTCCTGCACCCGCAGAAACCGGAATCATTGAGCTCCGATAATACGACATGCACCCCGTAGGGGGCAAGTCACTTCGCCGCCTGCGTGAACCCGTCCGCGGTCACCGCAACCGGCAGCGCAACGCTCGTGCCTGTGTATCCTCGCGTTCGCAAGGCGGCCCACATGGCGGCGCGGTTCCGCGCGTCTGCGATGTCTATGATAGCAATATCGGGATGCGCCGCAGCGTAGGCCGCGCAACGCCCGCACCCTGACCTGCCGTAAACGCCGATGCCGTTTTCGCCAGGTACGCCGTTGTACTCTGTCGGCACCGTGTCGAATGTAGTCGCCGCCGCGAACGTGTAGCCGCCGTCAACAGCCGCCGTGACAGTCGGAACCGCAGGATCGGTATTAGCGGACGGAACCGCCGGAACCGCGCCCGCCGCCGGATACGCCCGCATCACCGCCGCTATGCCGCCCAGCAGGTCGCCAACGCCCTTGAGCGTCCCGTCAATCCCCGTGGACTTCTGGTTCGCGCTTGCAGTCTTCACGCCAGCGCCGAGGTCGTTCTGCGTACCGTCAGCGAACAGTCCCTCCGCCGCGACTTGGCTGGCCTTGTCGCCCGTGCCGATCACCGACACCCTGCTCACGGTTTTAGTCCCGTCGGGGTTGGTTTTTTCCGTGTACGCCGTCGCCGACGTGAAGCACCCCGCCACCATCCCAACAGCGGCCAACATAGCCGCAAACATAATCAGCTTTTTCATTTAGTCATCCTTTTGTTATTCCCAGTCCAGCATCGCCATGCGCAGTGCCTTCGTCCGGCTGCGCGGCATTACGTGGGTCGGGCTCTCACTGTGCGGCACGGGTTTCAGCCACCCCGCTTTGCACGTAGCCGTCTTGCCGTCCGCCAGCCTCCGGGCCATCACGTGTCCGCGCTTGTCCGGCTCGCTCAGTATCTCGTACCTGTCTATGATGCCAGTCATATCACTTCCCCCCGTTCAGCACGGCCTCGATGACTTGCGCAAGCTCCGTCTCTACCGCCGCGATCTGCGTGGCCGTCGGCTCCTTGCGCTCGTTGAGCCGGAAACTGTCGGCCCATTGCGCCAGACCTTTCGTCAAGATCGCCTTCAGCGCGGGCGTGTCGGCCTGACTCGCCTCCAACGCCTTGACCGCCTCGGCCCGCACCGCCTCGGCCACCGGCTGGACGTAGCACCAGTAGTCATCGACGATCTTGGTGTAGCTCACCTTGCTCCGCACCCATTGGGCCAGAGCGTTCAGCGCGACCACGATCAACGCGATCAACGCCGCCTGAACCTGCTCGTTCTGTAGTATGTCCGTCATTTCATTTACCTCGTTTCTTTCTTATCTGTCTCAAAAACCGACGCGGCGGCGGGTCATATCATGTGTTTGCGTTTGTAGTCAGTTTTTGTCTTTGATTGTTTTCCGTCATCTCCGCCGCCGCGCCGTCCCTGCCCCGCACTCGCGGGAGGGAAATCAAATCAAGTCAGATGCTTGCCTATCCATTCGAACAGCAGCCCCGCCGCAGCCGTGAGTATTGCGACGATCACAACCAGCTTTCCGCGCCCCTCCGCCTGCACGCGCTCGACCTCGCGTATCCGGCGGAACAACTCAACCACGTCTTCGCGCGTGCGCTCGTGCTTCTCGGCCTTGCTGCATCCGTGCGCCTGTATGCCGTCGATCTTCCGCTCGATGTTTTCCAGCCGCTGCAAAATCAGGTCGGTGATTCGTTCGTCGCTCATTTATCCTTACCCTTCTTTTTATCGGCTTTGGCTTTCCGCGCTTTATCCGCTATATCGAACATCAATGGAAACTCGCGTGTTTCCTTCTTGCCGTCCTTATCCTTCTTCTCGGCCTTGATCTTGAACCGCTCCGCTGTCACGGCCTTGCCTGCCTCGGCTTGTTCCGACGGCTTGCCTGCCCGCGTCAACACGCTCGGCCAGTTTGTCTGCGCCGCCTGCGCCGTTGCCGAAAGGATGATTATGATCGCCAGCCATTTCATTGCGCCGCCTCCGTGACGTTGATGCCGTTCTTAAACTCGTTAGCGACCGCGCCGAAAACATGGTTCGTCGTCGCGCCCACCCAGATGTCGTCTCCGTCGTCGATCACCAGCGTACCCAGCAAATCAAACCCGTGCCCGCTGCCTTCCGGCGACCCGAACAGCGCCTCCCCGTTCCAGTCGCGAACGGAATTCGTGAACGCCACCGGCACTGCCACCCTGAACCAATAGCAGGTGTGACTTCCGGATTGCAGTTCGATCACTGTGGTATCGGGATAGCTGTTGGTCACCACCTCGGCGCTGTAGCGCACAACCCCTTGCGGTGTGGTCTGCGCATATTCGATCAGAATCACCGCCGGGCTTGTGGATGCGTTACTGTTGAACGCCACATAGTGATCCTCGTACAGCGTCCCCGCGATATTCGTGGGGATCACCGCCGCAGTCCAGCCCAGCACGTTCTGCCGCTCGTGGTGGGGCAGCCTGTCCGGCGCGTGCCAGTCGAACGATAGTGTCCACACCTCGTTGGAGTCGATGACGGTCTTTACCTGCGCTGCCAAGTCCGCCGTCGTCGCGATCGCCTGCTCTGCGTCGGACACGTCTCCCGACGCTACGGCCAGCGGCCAGGTCTGCGCGATCGGGTCGAAAAACAGCAGCCGGAACACCTGCGACACGCTGACGCCCTTGTCCGCGCCGGTGATGGTGATGACCGCCAGCGCGAACAGTATCAGCAGTTTCCGCCCCAGCGTCTGCGAGACGAACTTGGCGAACGCCGCGCCGATCACACTGCGCCCGAACCAGAGCAGCACGGGAAGGAGCCACAGACCGATTACCAGCGCGACCTGCCAGTCGGGTATGGCTGTATGTTGCGGCACGTCCCACATACTAAAAACCTCCCAGCGGTTCGGGCTCGACGAGGATGCCGCCCTTGAACAGTAGCTCGTCCGTCCCGTTGGTCACGGTGCCGGAATACCCCGTCTTGCCGTCCACGGTGATGCCGCCGAAAACCACCCACCAAAGCCCGCTGCCGCTCGCGCCGGAACTGTTGTCCACCACGCGGAAAAACGCGCTGCCGCTGTCAGGCCTGTCGAGCGTGAACTCATAGGCTTTGACGGCGTTGGTCACGCCGGACGGGATGTCGGTCTCCTGCACACTAGCCGTGATGTTGCTCCACACGCCAGCCCCCAGTGCGGCTCGCCAGTCCAGCGCGGGCGGCACCAGCGGGGTCCGCCGCACCGTCGCCACGATCCGCACCTCCGTCGGCGTCAGGCTCACGCTCTGCACATTGATGGTCTGGTTGCTCGGGTCATACGGCACACCGCCGATGCTCTGCACGTACACCGTTGACGTGACCACGTAGTTTGTCGAGTAGAGCGTCACCGCGTCCGCACAGGACTGCGCAGTCTCAAGCGCGTTTGTCGCTGCGGCGTATACGGCCTCCGCCCTTTCCCCCACCGCGTCCACCTGCGCGGGCGTGGCGATGGTATTGGGCGGTATGGTCTGCGTTCCTGCCTCGTTGATCTGCACCACGTAGTTTGTCGTCGCCGCGAACGCCGCGCCCGACAGCATGATGATTGCGGATGTCAGTTTCATTCCCATACTCCTATCGCCAGAATCACGTCGTTAGATGTCACCAGCCGGTAAGTCAAGTTTGTCGCCTGCGTCTGCGGCAATGCCAGCCAGCCGTGCGTTGACAGGTTCGTCGCCACGCCGTCCTGCACGTCCGCCTTGCCGCTCAAGTCCGGCTCCGGTATCGCGGCAATCGCCTGCGCCACATGCCCGGTCGTAGCCACAAGCTCGCCCGCCTGATAGATCGCGTCGGCGTACAGCGGCGGGCGCACGACCAGCGCACCGTTCCATGTGTCGCCCCAGCCTGTCGCCTGCGGGTTGGTCACGTAGACGGTCGGCGGCGAAGTGATGCCATAAAAAACCTCTGTCGCTTCTGCCGGGGCGTTCCGGCCCATGCGGACGGCGGTAAGCGAGCCGCAATTGTAAAACGCCTTTGCTCCTATCGCTGTGACCTGTGGAATGGTAACAGAGGCCAGCTCGATGCAATAATCAAACGCGTAGTCTCCTATCGATGTAGCCTGCGGCAATGAAACAGAGGCCAGCGAGGTGCAACCAGAAAACGCGTAGTTGCCTATCGCTGTAGCCTGCGGCAATGAAACAGAGGCCAGCGAGGTGCAACCAGAAAACGCGTAGTTGCCTATCGCTGTAGCCTGCGGCAATGAAACAGAGGCCAGCGAGGTGCAATAATTAAACGCGGTGCTGCCTATCATTGTTACCGTCTGCGGAGCAATCAGCGACACGATGCCGCTCTCCCGAAACGCGCTCGCCCCGATCGCCGTGACCGGAACGCCGCCGATGGCCCAAGGTATGACAACGTTCGTGCGGCCCGCCTCCCAGTTGAACTCCGTGATCGTCCCGGCCCCGTCGAAAACAAACCACTCCGCCGGACTCTCGACAATGTCAGGCGAACCGTAGTGGTACGTCCGCAGCGCGGCCAAATCTTGCTCATTTGTGAGTATTTGGTTGTTATTGAACAGCCAGTTGCCTCGAAGGACGTTGTTATTGCTGTCAATCCGTCCAAGTGTGAGATCATTGACGTTACCGTAGATCATGGCCCGAGCCGGGTAATCGCTATCATCATTTCCGGAACTGTCAATGACCAAGAGGTTTTGCCCGCTCGCGCGGCGTCCCGCGTTCGCCCCTATGACCACTGAGTTGGTAAGGCCTGCCTGCTCGCCTGCCTGATACCCGATGGCTATCATATGTTCCGCGGCTGCTGTGCGACCCGCCTCGCGTCCGATGGCGATAGAGGTGAACGCGCCGAGAGATTTATCAAGTGCATCTTGTCCGATGGCGATAGAGCTCTGTCCTTTTCCCTCTTTAAATGCCGAGTTACCGATGGCGATATTATGCGTAAATGCCCAGATGCCTCCGGCCTGTTCGGCTGCGTTTTCGCCGATTGCTATGGTAGAGAGCTCTGTTCCCGGCATGATGCCAGCGAGCGGCACGATCTCGCGTGCTGCGTCGCGGCCTATCGCAATAATGGTAGCTCCCGTGACGACGTTACCAGCGCGGTCGCCGATCAGAATGGATTGGGTGGTGTTGGCGTTTGCGCCAGCGTCTGTCGATATAACGTTCTTCCCTGCGTCTATGGGAAGAAAGCGATCTGCTGCCAACGCCACTAAGTCTTGCTCAGCTGTTAACGCACCGATCTGCGCTGCCGTTACGCCGTGCGGGTTGTCAGTGCGGTTCGTGTGTACGGCAAGCGCCGCAGCGGCGACCTCGACCTGCTGCGTGGTGGCGTAGGGCGCGAGGTCTGCGGGCAGGAGATACCCGGCCAGCGCGTGGTCGCCCCAGCCATAAGCCGCATTCCATTTGTTCGTCTCTGGTTCGATTAGGTCCAGACGCGGCCCGGCCACCGGATCGGCCTCGGCAGTGAGCGCACCGACCTGCGCGGCAGTCACACCGTGCGGATTGTCGGTGCGGTTCGTGTGTACGGCGACCGCGCCTGAAATAGATGCCAGCCCTCCGGTAACAGACACGAGCTGCGGGCCGTAGTCGGTGACGCACACGAGATTCGTGTTGGTGAGATCCTCAAGCTTCCGCATCGCCACCTGCCCCATCCCCGTCAGCGCCAGCATCGCCGCCGCAACCGTCAGAAAACGTTTCATGTCGCACTCCTTATCGTGTTCAGATACGTGACAATCGAGTTGAGCAGCGCCTTGATGTCCGGCAGCATGTAAACGGCCCCGATCTGCGTCAACTCCACTTTGTCCTGAATGATCGATTTCAACGCCAGCGCCTCCTGCGCCGTCTCAAGCGCCGTTGTGGCGTTGGCCCCCGCCACATTCGCCGTGCCCTGCGCAAGGGCAGCCGCAGCAATCGCCCCCGCCACACCGCTTTCGATGGCGGGATGACAGCCGACATCATCGCGCCCCGTCAGATTATTGTGGGGAAATGACGATTCCCCCTCAACGGCGTCATTGTGCTGATGCCCCTCGATACGTTCGGTCAGGTTGTCGATCTGCGTCTGAATCTGCGTTGAACCGGCAACGGGATCGAGAGGATTCTGAATCCAGTTCGACACCACAATCGCCGCGCGGCCATAGAGGTTGTCGCTCGTGCCGCTCTCCAATCGAAGTTCACCCTCTCGGGTGTCTTGTGCGCAGGCATTCGCAAAGGCCGCTCGCAGATTGGCGGTGGCGAGATTGAGGGTGCAGGTCGCGTTTGCCCCGGACGCCGCCCACGCATCCCCCGTATCAGCCGGAAAGCGTGCATACTCTCTGCGCCCGCAAGGGGAAGTGAGAATCAGCACAAGCCCCGATGGAATTACAGGGTTATCGGGGTCTGTGACATCGTTCACACCAACGACTGTCACGGCGACCCGCTCATTCACAGCCACCGAGCCTACGGCTGTCATCCGCTTGCTGCCGTCGGATATGGGGGTGATCGTCAGTGATGTTGCCACAAGTGCCATTTTACACCTCCGCCAGTCCGTCAAAAATCGTTCCGGTCATCGCCGCCGTGGGCCCGCCGTTCGACATCCTCATCGCCAAGGTGTCGCAGGCGTTCGTGAACCTGTCCCCATAGGCTGTACGCGCCACGGTCGGCCCCGTGAGAAGCAGATGCGCCGCCCCGTCCGCAATGACAGCCCCGTACTGCTGCACGATGGCGGAGGGGATCGACTCGCCCGTGAAGGCCAGCCCCAACGTAAAAACCACCGTGCCCTCGCTCCCTTGGCACGAACCCGCCATGACCGGCGCGATCGTGCAATCCTCCTGCTGATAGGGGTCGGGGATGACCGGGGGCAGCCCGCAGCCGGGCGCCGCTACAAGCACATAGCCCCCCTGCTCGATGAAATTGGCGATGCTGGGGGCGTAGACGTTGCCGATGCGGGGCATGGGTATGCCGCAGGGGATAGGCGCCACACCGTCGCCCGGCGTGCCCTCCATCCGCTGCAGGCATATCCCTTCCATAAACGAATCGACACGGAGCACCATCGCGTGAAGGTATCCGTGCCGAAACCCGAACCAGCTATCTTGAACGTGTGCGCAGCGACGTGTCTCTTTCCAGACGCCTGTGCGGCGAAGAAACTCCCTCGCCGCCTCACAGACCGCCTTGCGTATCTCCAGCTCATTCTTGCCGGGGGCGCGGTACACGACATCCTCGGTGACGGCTTTCAAGTCCGTCACTTGCACCGGCTCCAGCGTGTAACCGCCCGTTGTCATGTTTCCGCGCTCCTTTCATCGTGTACCGCTTACTTCGCCGCCTTGGGTGCGCCAGGGGTCTTCTCGGCACCCTCCGCCGCCTTGGCCTTAGCCATGATCGCCTTGATCAGATTGCCGCGCGTGGGGGCAAACGCCGGGTCTTTCATTTCCGGGCAGCCAATAGTGGCCGCAAGGATCGAAAGCTCCTCGGTCGTCTTGGCGCACAACTCGCGCCCGTCAAACGCCGCATCCGCAGTGGCCTTGCCGTCGTTCTCATCCGCCGTGCTGCCGGGGGCCGGGGGCGGTGGGGTCGTATCTTCCGGCAACGTCGCGGTGTTCGCGGGGGCGGTGGCGACCGGGCTCTCTTTGACCGCCTTATGGTTCTTCACAAGGATTTCGGGGGACTTGTTCACCGCAAAGAGGGCGGCTACATCCTCCACGCTGATTTTACCTTTGCAGACCAGCGCGTAAAGCTCGGAAGAAACGACCTTGTCCCGCAGGGTGGCATCGACGAATGTCTGCTCCGTGACGGGGTTGATCTGGCGGTTTCGGGGATTGAAGACGTATTTCATAGATAGCCTTTCGGTGGAATACCCCCGGAGGTGTCACCCTCCGGGGATGATTGAATCAATGCTTCTTCGGTTAGTAGCCCAGGCCGAAGTCGGTTATCTCCGTGGCGGTATTGCCGCCGTCGGAAATTTCATTCACCGTGTTGAACAGCGCCTTCAGCTCATCCACTTCGGGGATGTAATCCACGAAGAAGACCAGCATCAGCACGCCGCCCGTGATTGCCGTGGCAGCCGCCGCGTCCGCATTGTTGTCCAGCACCGCGCCGATAGTCAGGCTGAGGTTTTTCTTAGCCCCGGCAACGCCGGTCGAGCCATCGGAGAGCGACACATCCGTCCACTCCGCGCCAAGCGCCGGGCCGTTCACATCCGCCAGCGTCATGGACGCAAGCGTGGTGGAACCCGCCTTGAGCGTGATCGGCAGTGCGGAAATGCCATCTTCAGACAGAACCGTAATCGGTTTGACGATCTGCGCCGCCACCGTGCGGACAACACAGTTTGCCGGCAACGCGCCGATGCCGTCAACGATGTCCGTGTTCACCAGACCGGTAGCGGCCGGTGCGCCCACTTTGGCGAAATCGACAAAGAGGGTAAACGCCGAACGGCCGAAACGGCCCGTGGCGTTAACGCTGTCGGCAAAGCCGACCAGCTTATTGGGAGCAGTGTAGGTTGTAGCCATGAAAGGGGCCTCCTTTAGACCCTGTTTGATCGGTTAGGCCGTCTGCGCGACATACTCGTCGAACGTGACATACGCCACGCCCAAGAAGTTCGGAAAGGCCGCGAAGAAATCGTAGTACCGCACATCGCGGTCCACGTCCAGCAGATTCTTCTGATCTTTGATCTGCCGGTCGCTGTCGGTGTAGGGCGGCGTCGCCATGACCGAGCGGTTCTGACCGAAGATGATCGGAATAACCTTCACACCCGCCGGGGCAAATCTCGCGCCGCCCGTGCCGTCCGTGACAAACGTCGGGAGCAGGTTGGTCTTGATCGCCCGGGTCCAGCCGCCGAGGTGCGTGGAGTTGAGCCACATCACATCGCCGAACAGCGAATTGCGCCTCTCGTCCTGGGCGGTCGCACTGATCGCCTTGTCGGAGAGCTTGCAATAGGTGTTCAGGAGGGCAGGGTAGTACACGAACGAGTCCGTGCTGCGCTGCTGGTCGAACAGGGTAGCGCCGGCCATAACCGTGTCGCCGCCGTCCCCGCCGATCTGTTCGGACAGGGCAACGTCCAGAGACGCCACAAAGTCCACAGCCAGCATCTTCGGGCCGGTCGCGCTGGACGCCGCCAACGCCGCCTGATCCTTGAACAGAATCACAGGCAGGGTCGGGGTGCCGAGCAGAACCTTACCGAGCAGACGCCCGCCGTACCCAAGATCAGGCCCGCCGCTGACGGCAACTGTCGCGCCCTTGTTGTAGGTACCAGCGTTCTGGATGCAGAAGTCTAAATACTCCTTGAACCGGTTCTTGGCGAAGTCCTGCATGCCCGAGGCCAGAAACTCCCCGGTCAGATCCCAACGGGACTCACGCCGCTGCTTGCGGGTCGTACCGATCTGGGTGTACTGCGCACGCTGGGGAATCCACTCCACGTCCTTCGACTCGGGGAACTGCGTGATCAGGTCACGGCCCTGAATCATCGGGAGCGAGCGAACATACGCCTCCCACGTGAAGATGTAGCCAAGGCTGCCCGTCTTCGTGGGGGTCAGTTCGCCGGGGGGGTTAACGGTGGTCACGTCCGTAAACGTGGCCTCGCGGAAAAGACGCATCAGCCGATCGGCAAAGACCGGAGGCGCCCAACCGCGCGAAGGAAGTCCGGCCGCTGCGTTAGCGCCGGCGCCTGTGCGTGTCGGAAAGAAAGCCATAACTCACCTCATACGAGCCCGTATGCAGTGGCAGCCTGCTCCGCCTTCTCCTGTGCCGCTATCCAGCGGCCATAGAGAGCGTCGGTCTGTTTGTTGAACTCCGCCTCCGTGATGGCGAGATTATCCAGTTGCCGCTTCAGGACAGCCTTGTCCCGCATGTAGTCGGCATCCGTATAATCGCACCTTACCGTCGGAGTGAAGCCGGGGACCGCGCTTGGCGAATACCCGCCACCCGCAACCAGCTCTTTGTTCTGTTGGATGAAACTGTAAACTGCGTCGGACACGGTTTCAACATCAGCCTCTGCCTGCCCCCGTTTTACCGAGGGGCGAGCCTCCAAGAACTTCGACCACGCTGCGGCGAGATCCCCGTCACGCAGACGGGACGCAAACCCCTGAAGGTTGTTGCCCGACAATTTCTCGTCAAGCTGCCCCCAGTACGCCCGCTCCAACTTTGCCTGCGCATCGGCATTCGCCTGCTCATCGAACCGCTTGCCTATGGTGTCGAGTTTTCCCAACACCGGGGCGAGCATGCTCTTGAGTACGTTCACGCCGTCAGCTCCGAAAATCTGCTCGGCCTGTGGGTCGAACTGCGTAGAGGTCTGCTGCAACGCTGCAAGCTGCTTCTCCGCCTCGGCGCGTTGTGCGCGCTCTGCATCAAGCTCCTGCTGCGCCTCGGCGCGTTGTGCGCGCTCTGCATCAAGCTCCTGCTGCGCCTTCTGCAGCCGTCCCTGCTCGGAATCAAAAGCATGTGCCTTTTTCTTGAGCTCTGCCAGTTCTGTGTCTGATATTTCTGCCATAATCCTTCTCCGCGATAGCCTTACGGGTCACGTCCAGACACCACAGCGCGGCACCCGCCGGGCTGCTGCCTGAGTCTTACACCGCATCCTCCTGATCTTCCTTCGGCTGCTCTGCGGCCTCGCGGGCGGACACTTCTTGTTGCACCAAGAGGTCGGCCTGCGACTTCGCGGAGGAGACAAACTCCACCAGGTTTGCTGCGACGTAAATTCTTCCGATCCCCTGATGCAGCAAAAGCTGCTTATCGGGATCTATGTTGGTGTAGATCGCCGGGAGCACGGGCGCCGTGATAGCCGCCAGATACTTCTTCACGACCGCCCATCCCGGGGTGTCCACCAAATCGGCGACAGCGTCAAGCTCGGCTCGCGTCAAGCCCACCACATCCGCCTTCTCAAAATAGGGAAAATCATTAATCATGCAGCACCTCGCCTTGCGGCCACGCCGCTTTCACGTCCCATGCCCGCCTGTTTCATCGCCTGCTGGGGCTGTGCCTGATACCCTTGCGGCTGCCCTTGCGGCTGCCCTTGCGGCTGCCCTTGCGGCTGCCCTTGCGGCTGCCCGCCGCCGCCCTGCGCCCCGCCCTGCTCACCTTGGCTCACCTGCGTCAAGAGAGCCGCCGAGCGTTCGGCATCCGCCATGGTGGCGAGGAATGCCTGACGGTCCTCATCCGGGATGAGCTTGTCGGCGTTCGGGAAATCGGTGCTCTTCAGATACTCCCGAAGGGCGATAAGAAGTTTCTCCGGACCGAGCAACTGCGCCATGAGAGGCGTCATCATCGCTTGGAAGCCTGCGGAGACGACCTGCTGCTGGGCCGAGCGCATGACCTTCGACAACTGGCCGCGGGCGATGATCTGCGCGTCTCCCTTGCAGCGTTTGTCGGGGTGGTTACGGTTGATGTAGGCAATCACCTTGTTCAACATCGGGACAATAGCGGTCGCGTCGATGTTGCCGATCACGAAGGTGGCGATGATCGAAGCCGCCTCCTGAATCTGCATGAGCCCGGTCGCGGTCCGAGCAGCGCCGGCGAAGTTGCCCGAGCCCAGCATATTCCGGTTGAAGCCGGAGGCGTCATCGACCAGCTTGCCGATGGCATCAAACAGGGCGATGATCTCGCGGATGAGATTGGGAAGCGCCACCGGCTGAATGGCGGCACCCTGCTGGGCGGTCTGGCTGAACGCATTGGCATTGCGGAGAAACACCTTGCCGGGAGAAAGGGCGAACGCGCCGGGGCGGTCGGCATCGACAAAGCTCGAATAATCGTTGACCACCAGCGGCACGAGCCCGGCGAGTTGAAGCTGCTTCTTGAGAGCGGCCATCGCGATATTCATAAGCGTCTGGCAGTTGTCGATCTGCGAAGCGGGGGGCCAGCCGAAGAACTGGGCCGAGTCGCCGTAGAAGCATGTCTTAACCACGGGGCGCCCGACGGCGGGGTCGCACACCTTGGAGTAAATGACCCGCCCCGCCAACACGACCGCCTCTGTCTCGTAGTAGGATTCCGGATTGATCTCCCCCATGCCGTCCGAGTTGATTCCTTGCTCCTGCAGCTCTTTCCCCGACGCTAACCCGAACCACCGCACAGCCTCATATTTTTTCGTCGTGCCCGTCGTCTCTCCAAGCTGCGCCGAGCGCTCCGCCGCATCAGTCATCGTCTGTGAGCTGATGTCGGCGCCTCGGGGATGCTGAAGAAGAATATCGCGAATCACATCGGAGCGCCAAGCGCCTTTCGCCTTCGATTCGGCGGCGCGGGCAAGCTCGGCCTTGGTATAGCGCACCCGGATGCAAAGATCGGCATCATCCGGGCCTATCGCGCCGGGAGAGGGATAGACATCCATGGTGGAGGGGACACTGAAGCGCACGACCTTCTTGATCTGCGGCTTGTAGGAAACGCTGTCCTTATCGCCCTGCAAGACAAGCTGCACTGTCGGCTCGTCGCACGGGCCGATTATGACCGCTGTGCCGGATTTGACGAGATTCGCCACAAATTTGCGGACGACCGTGACCGTGAATCCGGCCTCAAGAAAAATGTCATCGACAACGCGCTCCAGCCGCTCCGCCCGCTCCGCCGCAAACGCTATCCGATCGTGATCGATCTGCTTCTCGTTCGCCTTGAGCGCCGCGTTGGCGTATTCGGCAATCTCTTCCGGGGCGGTCGCGCCGTTCGCCTGCGCCAGCTTCAGGCCCTCGGCGGCGTACTTCATGACGATGCCCGCCTGCACATCGGTCGGCAGCACGGGGTCGGGGCTGTGCGTCAGCCCCCAGGACTTGTCACCGATCTGCCCGAACACCCGGTTGAGGACGGCCATGATCTGCACGAGCTTGACGCGGGTAAGAGAGTCGTAGGTCTTGGGAAGCACACCCATCGACTGAAACAGGCGGATGTCTTCGGGCGGTGGCTTTCTCGCCCATGCCTCTAAAGCCATTGTGAGAACGGCATCCGCCCCGCTTGTTCTGCGGTGCGTGACATTCTCCTGAAACACCCGAAGCACCCGAGATACAAGGGCGTTTTCTGCGGCAGAGGATGGAATATCCGTTTTCACGCGGCTGTCTTACCACAAGATATGGGGCAATGTCAACCCTAGATGTTGTGGAAGTTGACAATTCGACGCAATTAAAACGGGCGGCATGCTAGTAGCACGCCGCCCGCAAGGATAATCGGTTCGCCGAAACGCTTAAGGAGACACATTGAAACGAAGGCGCGACAATAACACAGTCGGGTGCGGGTGTCAACCCTCGACCACAACCCAGTCATCGGCAAGGATGTCGGTCTGGCTGGCAAGCCAGGGGACAAAGCCGTTGTCGGCGGTGTGCATGCCAATGTAGGGCATAAGGGTGCCGCTGTCCACGCCATCGACGGGGCCGTTCTCGCGGACAGAAAACTCAGCGTCGGTGTAGGGGTTGACGTGGCGGAGCCACATGCCCTTGCCGTTCCAGCCCTGCCGTGCAACGCGCTTGCCCTGTTTGAGCAACTGAAGCGCCCATCCGAAGTTCCGTTCTTCCATTTTGTCACCTCACACCCCTTTTGTTGCACCAAGCCGCTCGGGGCGGCACGGCTTGGCGTATGCTTTCAGCACAACGCCTCTTCCCCGCCGTCCCCCGCCCTCTGCCATGCCGGAACGTACAAGGAGCCATCGCGGACATAGCCGCGCCCGGTCGCCTCGGCCAACTTCATCTGATCCCCGCCCCAGCGGGCGCCGCAGCACATGTACTCGAAGGCGTCGGCGATATGAGAGTGGGCGTTCTTCGCCGGTTCGTCCGTGTTCATGTACTCCGCGCCGATCTTGCGCCGCCCCCAGACATAGCCGCCGCCTATCGACCGGATAAGCGTGGTGCAGCCGGGGTCGATCTGCACCGCCCCCTTGTTGTTGATGATGCGGTTCAAGAAGTGCCGCACCGCCTCAAGGCGCGTGCCGATGTCGTTGTTCGGCAGCCGGGCCGGGGGAACTGCGTCAAATCCGCAGCCCCGCATAAGCAGAATGCCGCCCAGCGGAGAGTGCTCCGAGCGGTTCAACGCCGCCGGGTCGCAGTAGAGGGTAAGATCAGTGATCGAAAAGCCATGCGCCGCCAGCATGGGGCGCAGGACGTTGTTGGCGAAGGTCTCCACGCTCCCCGTCGGGTCTACAGCCTCGGCGAACACATTCAGCCGACCGTCGGAGCCCATATAGCCCAGCACCGCGCGGCGGGTCTGTCCGAAGTCCATGCCGCCTATCAAACGGGTGCCGGGGGCCGGCCAGGGCACGCCGTTCTTCGCCACATGCCACCTCTCGGCGAAGTCGCTGAAAACCGGATCTCCCACCTCCGTCTTGCTGTAGAGGCAGCACACGTAGCGGTCAACATGCTCAGAGCCGGAGGTGTCGATGATGTTCTGGTAGTAGTCCCAGTGCTCGTTGAGATGCTCGATATTCTCCGCCGGGGGGATGCCCGGCCGCTGCCCCTCGTTCAACTCGTACCTCCACTTCTCGAGCTCGTCATCCCACACCTTGAACGCCGCCGGGGGCTGCTCGAAGTACACCTCCTTCTCCGGATTGGCCCCGCCGTCGCGCGATTTCTTGTACCACCATGAGTCTTCAGAGGCGGCATTCGTGTCCATGTCGACCCCGTGGTTCTTGAAGTAGTGCCAATATCCCTTGTTGTCCTGCCACGCCACCGGAAGCTCCTTGAAGTTGGGCGGGGCCATCGACAGATCAGGATAGCGCCCGCAGCGGCCGACCACCGCGTCCTTCGCCTTCTCCGAGATCGTCGTGGCCTCGTTGATCATCCCCCCGCTGAAGTTGTTGGAAAGCAGATTGCCCAGCGCCCCCGCCTTGTCCAGACCGAACCCCCGCAGCTCGAGAATATGCCTCACCCCGCCCTTCGTCTGCTCCAACGTACCGAACACACCGTACTTCGAGCCCGTCATCCGCGTCCGGGGAAACATCGCCATCCAGGTGTCAACCAGCGTCGCCTTCAACAACGTCAGGGTGCCGCGCACCATCGAGAACCTGTCCCGCACCACGCCGTCACGGCACGGATACTGCCGCAGGTGGCGCATGTTCATGTCCGCGGCCATGCCAACTGTCTTGCCGCTGCCAACCGGCCCCATCACACCGCGCACCAGCCGCTCCTCCCTGTGCAGCAGCTCCATCGTCCGGCTCGGGTAGTAGGTCAGATCCCGCCCCTTCCGGTACTCCTCCCACCGCTTCAACAGCGTCTCGTCACTCAGGCCCTCGTCATCGCCCGAAGCAACCCGGCGCCCAATGTCCGCCTCAAGATCGTCCAGCGCCTCGGCATAAGATGTGTCCCGCCCCATAACCTCACCCCTTCCTGTTGATCTTGCGCCATGCCGCGCTCAGATCGGGCAGGCACTTCGACAGAAACACTCCCGCCCAGTCGCAGCATTGGTCGAACGTGTAGTGATCCACGAGAAACATATACCCGTCCGTCGTTTCCCGGGGGGCGTGCGCTTGGGAGTACGCCGCGCCCCTCCGATGAAGCAGCGCCTCCATCGACTCATGCAGCAAACACGCCACACCGTCCGCCCAACTCTTCCCCTTGCAACGAATGACGATCTTCTGGCACCCCCCATCCGCCGGGTTGTACCAAACCGCCGCGGCGCACCCATCGGTGTCTCCGTCCAGCTCGACCCGCACATTGTCGAAGCCGAGAATGTATGTCCCAACCAATATCGGTTTGCTCATGGCGTGTCTCCTTTCGCCCCCGCCGGCACACACTCCATCGCCTTGAACGCCGTCGCCCTGTCCGCAAACAATACCGTGTCCACGTTCTCCCCAACAGGAGCCGCCTCCACCGGAGCCCCGTCCACACCAGGCGCAGGCTTCGGGGGCGGCCCGCCCTTCGCCCCCTTCGGAACCTTCACCCCAACGTCCTTCCCCACAAACCCCAACCCCTTCAATAAATTCACCCCAAGGTTGTTGTCGAACTTCCTCAGCGTCACCCTCTCCCCGCCACGCACATCCTCAACGTCGTACCCGTTCAGACTCCTCCCCCATAAATCATCCTCCAGCCGACTCGCCGCCACCTCCCGCCGCACCTTCACCGCCGCCGCCCATAAGGCCGCATACTCCGCATCCTCCCGCCACTCCACCACCTCCAACCATGTGGACTTCGACGCTTTAAGCGCGTCCTCAGTCGATCCCTTTCCTATGTTCCCCGCCATCTGCCCCAACAGCATCAGCGCCCTCCGCCTCGGACGCTTCCCGAGTATGCCAAGGCACAGCCCGCCCCCTCCCCTCTTGTGCCGCTCCACATATTCCAGCCCCGCTATCCGCGCCAGCTTCCTCACTATCGCCTCAGGTATGTCCGCAGGAGCCGTGTCCATGAACCGCCCACGCTCCTTCCCCTCTGGCATGTTCTCTGCCACAGCCTCTGCCACAGCCTCTGCCACAGCCTCTGCCTCTGCCTCATTGCTCACTCTCTCCGCATTTTCGCTCTCCATACTGCCCTCCTTGCCCTTTCGCCGCGATATATTACCTCTCCCACGCCCCCTTTACAACCCTTTTTTTTCACCCCGCCCCTCTTCATGTCCTCTGCGCCGCCTCTGAATTATCAGAACGTTTGCCCCTCACATCACAGGGGAGGGAGCGAAAGGGGTCCCCCCGTTCCCAACCGCCGCCCCCCTCCGCGGCGGAGTCCCAGTCCCCCCATAGGGCGGGGTCGGCGGGTCGGCGGGGTGTGGGGGGGTGAGGGGCTAGCTGCGAGCGTGCAGCGTGCGCGGCGCGCGATCCGCGAGCAAACGTGTGCAGGTGATAGGCGCACATTATGACGGCGAAATCGCGTCGCATAATATACATTATGTAAAATAGGTGTTGTGGTCAGGGTGGGTCGCGACGGCGAACGGTTCGCCGAGGGGTCGTGGCGAACGGGTCGCCGAGGGGTCGAGGCGAACGGGTCGCCGAGGGGTCGAGGCGAACGGGTCGCCGACAGGGGCTCGACGGCGAACGGGTCGCCGACAGGGGCTCGACGGCGAACGGGTCGCCGACAGGGGCTCGACGGCGAACGGGTCGCCGACAGGGGCTCGACGGCGAACGGGTCGCCGAGGGGTCGTGGCGAACGGTTCGCCGAGGGGTCGTGGCGAACGGTTCGCCGAGGGGTCGAGGCGAACGGGTCGCCGAGGGGTCGTGGCGAACGGGTCGCCGAGGGGTCGTGGCGAACGGGTCGCCGAGGGGTCGTGGCTGGTTTCAATTCACGCGCCCCGCGTGGGGCGCGTCCGACTATGCGGATATAGTATATTAGAGGTCGGTTTCAATTCACGCGTCCCGCGTGGGGCGCGACAGGTTCTTCGAATCCGACAATATCGCGAACCTGTTTCAATTCACGCGTCCCGCGTGGGGCGCGTCGAGGGGAGAGGCGGCTACACTTCGCGCGGGCGGGCGCGGGCGCGCGGTTCAGGGCGGCGGGGAGGGAGCGAAACAACTCCCCTTTCTCTGCGTTTTTTTGATCCCCGCGTTGCGCGACTCACGCGCGAAAATTATGCGAAAAAAAAATTTTTTTGCGGATGGTGCACCATGGGGAAAATTCGCAAAAACCCCAATAAAATAGGGGTTTTTGGGGGATAAAAAAAATTTGCGTGAGGGGGTTGACAGATGAACGGGGATATATTATATTAGATGCAAATGGGGCGCATACCGCGCCCCACCCAGACAACAACAACACCGCGCCCGCCCGTGGGCATCGTACGCGGGCAGAAAGGAGAGCGAAAGATGATCAAGTTGTATAAACTGACGGACAAGGACGGAAAGACGCGGAACGATACGCAGTGGGGCCCGGGAGTGTCGCACAGCGGCACCGGCGAGGGTGAACTGTGCGGGTGGGGGTGGATCCACGCTTACGAGCACCCGCTTATCGCCGTGCTGCTGAATCCGATTCACGCGCGCTTCCAAACCCCACGCCTGTGGGAGGCGGAGGGCGAAATCGCCATACGCGACGGTCAGACAAAATGCGGGTGCAAGACGCTCACGACAATCCGCGAGATTCCGCTTCCGTCGATCACGACGGAAACGCGGGTGCGGTTCGCGATTTTATGCGTGAAGGAGGTGTGCGCGGACCTGCCGTGGAATGCTTGGGCAGACGGGTGGCTTTCGGGCGAAGACCGCTCTGAGGCTGCGGCGTATCGGTCGGCGCGGGCGGCGTATGCGGCGAGGGCGGCGAGGGCGGCGAGGGCGGCGGAGGC